TTGTGATTCTAAGTTACTTAACTCTTTTTGCTTCTCTAATAAATCATTTTTCTCTTTTTCTAATTCATTAGCTCTTTCTATTTTGTCATTATCTTCATCTAATTTCTTAGATTTGTTATCTAAAGCAGTTAATTCATCTTCATAATCATTCATTATTTGGTTATGTGCATCTTCTTGTGCTTGCTTAATAGATTCTATTTTATCTGTTTGTGCTTTTTGATTAGCTTCTAAAGTTTCAGTTTCAATGCTCTTTTGGTCTTCATACATCTTCTTTAATTCATCAATATCAGTTTTTTCGATTTCTGATTGAAGTTTTGCTACTTCTAAACTTTCTTGCCGTAATTCTTTCGATGCTTTAAGTGTCGCATTTTCTAGACTTTCTTGTGCATCTGCTGTAGTTACTGTTGTGTTTTTTAAAGCTTGTAACTGTTTATCAGCTTCATCTACTATTTTCTTTTGTTCACCTATTTTATCATTTACAAGTGAAACTTTTTGAGTAAAATTAGAATCATCTATATCACCTAATCCAGTTATTTTAGCATCTATTTCTTCAATATCATTCGATATGATATCTTTTGCTTTATTATAAGCATCAGTGATATTATCAATCATTTTCTTTTCAGAATCTTCAAGTTCTTTTTCTGCTTTTTTAGCATCTGCTTTCGAGGTGTCTTTAGCTGGTGTTCCAGTCCCACCATTACCTATACTTCCACCACTAAGACCTTTTTCAGCTATTCCGAACTTATCAAAACTAGCATTAAAATCATTAATTCCACCTTGTACTTGTTTTTGTTTATCAGCTAAACTTTCTAACGCTTGAATATCTTTACCATATAGCTTTTCTGAATTTAGAGAGTTAACATCACTACTTTTAGCATTATCTATAGCTTTGGCTTGGTCTGCTATATTTTTAGTCATAGTCGCCATAGCTTGATTAAGTTTATCCATTTCACCTTTAAGTATTTTTAATATACCTTGTTTCGCATCTGCTAAACTTTTAAAATTACTTAGATCAATAGAATATCCTTTTACAGATGTATCAACATACTGACTAAGCCATTGATTAATCGATTCGCCAAAATCTCCCTGAATGCCTTGCTTAAGTTCATTTAGTGTTTTGTAATTATTTGTGTCAATATTGTAAGCATCTTCACTATTAGTCACAAATGAATTTAGAAATGCATTAAGCGAATCTTCAAAGCTTTGATTGTTTTTTATTTTTTGTGAATAAAATTCTTGGTCTGATCCCATCATGATTTCATAGTTAGCCAACTGAGAATCTGCTTGTTCTTGTATCTTTTGTTTTAACGACTCTTCAAGTTGTGTTACATTTCCAACTTGACTCGCTAATTCAGGATAAGCCTTAGAGATTTGTGTAACAAGAGTCGGTGTTAACGAATGTGTTTTATTAATTTTATCAAGATATCCTTGCATTTTGGCAATTGCTTCTGTAGATTTTCCATATTCTTTAGTAGCATTTGCTATAGCATTTGCATTTTCTTGTTCTTTATTTGTTTGGTCATCTACACTTGGGGTATCAGAAATTGCTTTATTTAATTCTTGAATTTTTTGCTTTGCATTACTTGCATTTATACCTAAGTTAGGATACGATTGTGATATTTTACTAATAGTTTCCGAACTTACCGAAGAACCCTGTCTTATTTGATTCATAGCCTCAGAAACTAATTTAGTATTACTATTAGCATTTGATGATGTAGTTTTTATTTCTTTACCATAAACATCCATGCTTGATGATGCTTCTTTTATACTATTAATCATTTCATTACTTATTGGACTTTTTAAACCCATACCATTGAGAGTATTATAATTTGTCATAATGGTTTGTAATTCTTGATTTATATCCATAAGTTTCTGTTTATTCTGTAATTCTGAATGTTTATTTTGATCCCTGACAGTATCTCCACTACTCCAACCAAGTGCATTATTATTTTTTAATTCTTCATCAGACATCGTTGCGTATTTCGCATTAGACTCCATCATTTGTCTATATCTCTTCATTTGTTCTATTTTTTGTTGTATGGTTTTATCACTGATACTATTATCATCAAAATATTTTTCAGACTTCAAAGCCATTTCTTGTTTTTTTAAATCAATTATATTTTGAATAGCTTTTGATTGATTTTTGTAATCTTCACTTTCACTGTTCAATAAACCTTCTAATTCTGGTGCTAGTTGGATTAATTTTTGATATACTCCTGATAATTCTTGTTTCTTTTGCTTTGCTTGTTCCGTAGAAAGACTTCCATTATCTAATTCTTTATTTAAATTTTCATATTGGGTTTTTAATTGTTCCAATGAACTAATATCAGTTTTACTTTGTTGAATACTTTTTAATAATTCTTCATTTTTTTGTTTAGCTTGTTCTGTAGATGTTCCAAATAAATCTAATGCAATAACTGCTGTAGTTATACCTATTGCTAATAAACCAAAAGGATTCGTAGACATAGCAATGCTTAATTCGCCAATTGCAATTTTCATTAAACCTACTCTTGATATAACTGAAGTTAATGTTGTGGCATATTGCATTAATCCACTAATAGCACCTATTATTGCTTGTCCTTTGAATATTAAAAAAGCAGTAGTTGCAAGTCCTACAATACTGGGCAAATTCCCAAAAATTGAAACTACACTAGTTAATCCATCAACCATATTTTTTACAGAATCACTTGATATCGTTGATACCCAAAATTGCTTAAATGTTTCTTTTAATTTGTTTAGTTTACCTTCAATACTATTCATAAAAATTTGTTGTTCACGCATAGCTGATCCATTTGAGTTCAATGCAGTCGTGTAAGCGTCTGTTCCTTCTTTCATGTTAGTCATCATACCACTAAAAATATTTCCTTGCCTTTGACCAGCAATTACATATTGTAAATAAGACCTTTGAGCATCTGTTAATTTTGGATAAACTTGCGATAATTCAGTCATTTGTTGATAAGTAGATTTGAATGTATTATCATCCTTCATAATATCAATTTCTTGCCCAGTTGTTGCTGTCACATCTTTAATTGCTTGTCTTAATTTGGTTGCAGGGATGCCTGTTTCATCTATTTCGGTCTTCATTCCACGTAATCTCATAGTTATTGTTTTGATGGCATTTCCTACAACTTCAGCATCTTGAACCGAAGCATTACCAGCTACAAATAAACCTACTGATTGCTCATAACTATTTCCTGCTTCTTTCATAGCATTACCCATACGCCTTAAACCTTCGGCAACATTTTGAGAAGTTGATGAATAGTTATTTCCTACTGCATTTGCTACGTCCATTACTCTATTCATATCTTCTAAACTATTTAAATCAAAACCCTTTTGAATAGTTATTAAAGCCTTTGACGCATCATCTATTCCCATATCTGCAACATTTGCAAATATACTAGCTTTTTCTGCACGTTTGCTTGCTTCTTCTATAGAATATCCTAGTTTGCTATAATAAGTTGTAGCAGATATTACAGATTCAGTAGAAGTTCCAACATTTATTGCTATTTTATTTGCTACTTGTGAAAACTTTGATAGTTGTTCTGTAGTTGCACTACTAACCTTAGCTAAATCACGCATTTGTGTATCTATGTCTATTATATTTTTTATACCATCTTTTAAAGCACTAGTAATCATGTTTATAGCTTGATAAGTTCCCATGTAAATGCCTGCATTGCTTAGGGTTCTTCTTATGCTTTGTCCAAATGATTCACTGTCTGTAGTTGCAAGCTTAAGTGCATTGGATGAGTTTTTAACTGCCGTACTTAATTCTCTACTAGCATTAGTTCCTTTTCCTATTTCTTGAGATATTTTAGCTCCATTCAAACTATCTCCATTATTTAAACTAGATAATACCTTTTTAAGATTTTCTATTTGAGAAATATAATTTGACAATTCAGCCTTAGAACTTGAGTCCCCCACTAATCCAGAATATTTTCCACGTAGGTTAGTCAATCCATTTTCTAGCTTCAATATTGCATTTTGAACTCTTACTATTTGTGACTCACTACTACCTAAGTTTTTAATAGTATTTTGTAATTCCTTAATCTCACTATCGGCAGTATTTGTATTAATAGAATTCAATCGTGACTGTATACTTTTTATTACAGATTCATCTATGAACCCATTAAGATTATTACTGTTTTTTGAATTACTTGATAATGTATTCAAACTAGATTGCATTTTAGATTTAGTTTCTTCTAGTTTTTGCTTATAATTTTCTAATGTTTTAATATTTTCACTAACTGCTATATTAGTAGTAGTAAATACTCTTTTAACTTCATTTTCAGCATCTCCAGAAACATTTTTCCATTTCATCGTTTCGGTTACAAGTTTTCCCATATTATCAGTATACGTAATACTTGCGTCTTTAACTGAACCACTTTTTGTTGTATTAAAACTGATTTTAGCTAATTCATCAACAGTTTCCCTAATTACCTTAGCACGTTGTTGAAGTTCATCAAATCCCTTTGAACCATCTCCAATATCTAAGGAACTTCCTTTGACTTTTGTAATCTTTTTTTGTAACATATCAATCTCATCACTTACACCATGCATATTAAAATGTGATTTTAATTGATCTCCAACATTCATTAAAGTACTTGAAAAATCTTTTAAAGATTGATTTATTTGTGTTGTATCTATTTTTAAATCTATACTGGAATTTTTATTCAATTGTTCTATTGCAGTTTTTAATTCTATTTGTACCTCACTAGTAGGTTGTAATTTTATACCTAAGCTAATTGAATTTTTATATTGTCCTGCCATTTATAATCTTTTCTCCTTTCATTTCAAAAATAAAAGAAGTACCGATTATTTGGCACTTCTTTACTTAGTTTTTATATTTAATTTATTTATTAATTCTTGTGCTTTTTCTGGATTATTTTTAAAATCTTTCAATTCCTCAAATTTCATGTTTATTTTATTCCTTTTAAAGAATTTATTTACTTTTGTTTCTAATATTTTAATATCTTGCTTACTATTTAAAATATTAATTAAGGTATTAAAAGCTTTTACATTTTCAATTTGTTCATCTAATATGTCATCTACTACTTCATTAACAAATTTTTGCACTTCTCTTAATAAAAGTTTTAAAATTCTATCACCATCATTTAATTTATTTAATAATTCTTCATCTGTAAATTCGTCTATTTCTGCACCAATGTTGGTTAATTCACGAATAATAAATCTTATACTTTTTGTATCTAATTCTTGATTTACTGTTAGTTCATTTATCATTGTAATGTTATTTTCAATGATTTCTTTTACTTCTTTTAATTGTTCATCAGTAGGTTCAAAAAATGTTATATCTTTATTTGAATATCTAATATTTGACTTTTGGTGTTTTTCTAAAATTCCCATTTATACATTTCTCCTTTATTTTTTACATAATAAAAAGACCTAGATTTACTAAGTCTTATCTAAATTATTATATTATTTTCATATTCCTATTTTGTAATAATTATTATCCCTATAATAGTTGATACTATGCTTAATATTATACAATTAATCCCTACATTTCTATTATAATTATCATCTTTGCTAATCTTTATAGAACCAACTATAATTCCTACTAACGGAACTATTAAAGAAAATAAATATAATATATATGAATTAGAATTTAATATAAATCCTGCTAAAAATAACTGTCTACTTTTAAATAATTGCCATATAATACAACTTATAACAATTAAAATAATTAACAAAAAAATAATTTGATTTAATCCCATAGTATAATCACCTCTTATAGTATAATATACCATATGTTAGATAATTATTCCAATCATTTTATATTGCTATTTTATTATAATCTTCTTTATATTTCCAAATATATCCTCCTGATGTTTTACTTTTTCCACTACAACATTTAGTTATCGCTTTTCTTGATATATTATTACTTTCTTCGGCTTCTTTTGCTGAATCATATTCATTTAAAAAATCTCCATTCAATGATAATTTAATTATTTTTTTAGATTTTCCAGTATGTTTTGTATCTAACTTATAATTGATGTCTTTATTATAATCATTTTTAAATACCCATATATAACTTGCATGAGATTTTGAATTTCCATTACAACATTTTGATATTTTACTTACTGATGTATTTTTTACAAATTTAGAAGCTTCAGTAATAGAAGAATATTCACTTATAAAATCACCATTCAGAGATAATTGTATAACTTCTTTTGATTTTCCGTTGTGTATGCCATTCCATGAATACGTGTTGTTATCAGAATAATCTTTTTTATATATCCATATGAAACCACCATTCGACTTTCTCTCTTTTTTACAACACTTAGATATCTTTGCTATTGTTGCTCCATTTACTAATCTACTAGCTTCTGAAATAGAGTTAAATTCTTGAATAAATTTACCGTTCAAATCTAATTGCATAACTGGTTCTTTGTTATATTCTCCAATTTCGTTATTATAATGTATAGTATCCTTATTAGTTAGTTTTTGATAATCTTCTTTATACATAAACATATAACCACCAGTTGATTTTCTTCCATAAGTATTATTACATACTCCACATATATGTGCTTTATTTATATTTAATGCTTGAGAAACATATTCCATACAGTCCCACGTTTTTATAAAAATTCCTTCTAAAGATAATTGTACAACTTCTCTACTCATAGGATTATCTATTCCTTTTAGCCCTTCATATCCTGAATTCCCAGCTCCTCCATGATTATTATTATATCCATTATTAAAACTGTTAAAAATACTTATCCAACATTGTTCTTTTATATTTAATTCATTGCGACTAAAGGCATAATCAAGTTCTTTATCTACTTTAAAATTATCAAAACCATACTTTTCTATAGAACTTAATAAATGTTTATTATAACTTAATCCTAACTCTTTTAATCTTTTATTCTGTTTATAAACTCTTTCTACATCTTCTCCTTTTCTACAATATCGTCCATCAAATCCTTTATCTTCTGTAGTTTGTCCAATATAAACTTTTCCATTAACTAAATTTTCAACTTTATATATAATTCCATATACTTCTAAGTTACCTATGTTCATCCTAAATTCCTCCAATATAATTTAATTTATTTCTCCAATATTAATAAAAAGGAAGAAAAGCTAATTGGAGATAGCCCGTTCAATGTAATATAAGTTTCGAACCTTATTCCACATCTATTTCTTCCATATCTATATTATAAAGCATTTCTGCCTATAATCAACTCTAAATAACCATTAAATTAATTAAGCTATTTCCAAAATATATTCTTGTCTTTCACCATTTAATTCAATAATTATATTAATTTTATCCTCAAATTCCGTTATGTATGCATAAAGTTATCTCTAAATTTCTTTTCTTCAATTCCTATAATATCAATTCATTAAAATAATAATATCTATATTTTCAAATTTATGGTATAATGTATTCACTGTATTAAAATAGATAAAGGGTTAAAAATGAAATGTTATGAAAAATGAATTTGAACAAATCATGTCCAAAATTAAACCTTAAAACATTAGATTAATATCTATAACAATATAGTAAATCACGTAGTCTTTCATGGTTCTAACGACCATAATCCAAAGTATTTTATCTTAGATATAATAAGTTATTTTTAAGGTAAAATACTTTGGAGGAGGTGATTTTGATGAAAGAGAGACGTATTCATTTGGATTACGAAACTAAACCAGTTTCAGTTAAAAAGAATGGATTAAGCCTTTGGAAAGTTATATTGTTTATTTTAGCATTAGACTCGATATCTAAAGCTATTGTAAATGGTGTTAACCAAGACATAATAAAGACTCTAATTATAAATATTCTGAAGTAAAGAGCCGAATACTTAAATTAGAGCCTACATCTGGCTGAGATACATAGGACGAGCAATCGTCCTTTTTCTTTTATTATACTCTAATTATACCATATTTATTCATTTAAACAATATTTAATTTTATATCGGTTGCCATATCTCACTCAATACTTGTCCATCTCGTCCTTTATACTGAACTCTAATAGCATTGCCATTCATTGATTTGTTTTCTTCTACATATTCAGCAAATACTATATTACTACATCTCTTATAATAGTCATCAACATCTTTAAACTGAGTATCCTTAAACTCATTTTGATAAGGATCGTTTTTAACAATCAATCCAAAATCTTCACCACATTCATTATTTAAAAATTGTCTTGTAAATATTTCAAAATATGACATTTCATCATATCCTTTTAGTTCACTTATTTCTCCATATATATGTATGACTTTTAAGGAGTCACAACCCATAACAATACTTGAGTTTTCTATTTTTTCAACTAAAGTTTTATACAAACAATCTGTAAGGTTATCATCATCAATTAATACTTCTTTATCATTAACTAAAATACTTCTATAAATACCAGTTTTTAATCTTCTAAAGAAATTATATAATTGATTTTCTTTAATGGAATAAAAATTTTGCCTATCAATATTCCATTCTACATGTCCACAAGATAAGAACAATTCATAATTACCTATAAAATCTACATCTTCTATTTCGTAAAACTGACAAAACCAATCGTATTCTTTATGCAGTTCTTTAATGTACTTGCTCACTTCATTGTTCTCAATTATTGCTTCTCTTTTCAAACCTGTTTGCATAAAATTTTCCATAATACAACATCTCCCTTGAATTAGACTCTAACATGTGTTATACTAATATTTGCGATATACTAGGTGATAACTACTTTTGTTATTGCCTTATTTTTATTAGATTGGTTTTGTTTACCAACCTTATGTATTTATAATATCACTCATTAGTTACCTTGTCAACGTATTAGTAATTATTTTTTATATTTGTATCAATTGACACTTAGTGCTATAATATAAATGTAAGGAGATGATTTTTATGAATAAAAACTCTACAAAAACAGAATTAAAAGAATATATATTCAATAGTGATTTAAAATATTTCGAAATAATTGATAAGTTAAATAATTATGGAATATCTACTACTACAAATGCTTTTACTAATAAATTGAATAGAGATACAGTTAGATATACCGAGGTAAAAGCCTTAGCTGATATATTAGATTGTGAATTAGCATGGATTCCTAAGACAAAGGTTGATTCTGGAATAATAACACAATTAAAACGTGGTCATATGGATATAAATTTGTTTGAAGGATTTATTTCTAACATATTTGCATTAGCTAATCCTTTGAATAAAAATACTGACAACAATTTAATGATGCTTTCAATAATATTGAAAAATGAAGAATTAAATAAATCTTTAGTTGAAATATTTGAATATTTAAATAAAAATTATAAACCATTAAAAACAGGAATACAATTTTTAGATGATGAAAAGTACGAATTGGAAAAAGACTAGAACTCAAAATTCTAGTCTTACATATTTTACAACTTCCCACAACAATAAAAGACCTTAGACATTCATATCTAAAGTCTTAATCAATTTAGAATTATTTAGCTAATTTTTCATAATAATCAACATTATCTTGACAAGATTTCACTTTCTTTTCATACTGTGCAACTTTTTGAGTATCTGCAACATATACGTATTGCCATGTTCCATCTGCTTGTTTAACTAATGTCTTATTAGTTAATTGCCCTTTGACATTATTCAATTCTTTTTGTGCTTCTGCTAAATCATCTTTTGCTTGTTTTAATTGTTTTTGATAATATGCCTTTAAATTATCTTGGGCATTTTGAGCATTTTGTTGATTAGTTTCTTGGATTTTCTTCAATGCTTTATAATAATCTTTTTCTTCTTTACTTACATTATCTACGGCTACATTATTAGTTGTATTTGCATTAATCACACCAGTATTATTTAATGTTACACTTGCATTACTACTTGTACTATTATCTACATTGCTAGTTAAATTAGTATTAGAACTATTATTACTATTAGCAGTATTCGAAACATTTGTACTTGTTTCAGTTGTATTATTTACAGTGTTATTTTGAATCCATACTCCATTATTATCAATTTTAAATCCATCAACTATGGTATCATGAGCCATATACCCGTCTTGCCCAAAATAATACCATTTGCCATCTATTTGTTTCCAACCTTTAGACCACGAACTGTCCTCAGCATTCCACCAACCTTTAGTGTCTTGTTTCCATTCTGCACTTGCCCCAGTTAAAGGTAATATACTTATTGAACTTGCTATTATTCCTATTGATATAAACTTTTTAAAGATTTTATTCATTATTATCCAACCCCTATTAAATAGTATTTTTCTAATTATACCATTTGTAAGGGAATGTTACAATATTTACATATTTTATAAACAAATATATTTATTTAACTATATCCATTTTTACAAATATATGGTATACTAATTTTGTACTAAAAGAAATTAACTATAGTTATAGTTTTATATATAACATTTTTAATTCTCTCCTTTTAGTATTAATTTATTTTATATTAATTTGTTTTAATGCCGATATGGTGGATCGGTGGTTGATTACGTTTCCTACCTCAAAGGATTATTGAAAATATAATTCTAGGAGGTGTTGCTATTGGATATGTTTGATTTTATTATTAAAGTAATTGAATTATTAGGTATTATATTAATTTTATATAAAGCACTAAATTCCGAAAACCTAGTTAAAATTCATTACAAAGATTTTTATTTTGAGACAACTGAAAAAAGCACCCCCCACTAAGTAGTGCTAATTCAGTGATTTAGTATTCATTTACATATCAATTCAATAGTCCTTTGAAAACTTTAAAAACGTGATATTGTTTATAGAAATAGCTTAGTGCTTCAACGCTAGGCTTTTTCTTTTTATTATCTCCATTATATCACAATTCTATACTTATTTACAATAAATTTATTTTCCATTAAATTGTAATTACTTCCATACAATGTTATAATTATATTGCCATCTCGAATATTCCTAATTGGGAGGGAGGCGATGGCATGAAACATTGCAAGAAATTTACTATAGATAACGAATTGTTGAAATCAGTACTTATCTTCTTAGGTGGACTTTTTAATATGATAGCATCAGTTTTAAATATACATATCCCAATAATTAAATAACAAATAGAAAAATTTAATAGTTGGAAATAAGAACGAGTAAATATTGTGGAGTTAAAAAGCGTGACTGGAACTCATGTGAGGTGGTAATGAAGCAATATAGAAAGTTCTTTTTACATATAAAAAAATAAGATACTTACTGGAACTAAGCATCTTATCGCATGAAACATTTATATAATTTAGTTTTAACTTCTTTACAATTTCTATTATACTCTTTTACTATTATCTGTCAACACATTTTATTTACTTTACTTATATAAAAATAAAAGACCTTAGAATTAATTTAATAATCTCTAAAGTCTTTTAAGTTTATAATTATTTAACTAATTTCCCATAATAATCAACTAAATCTTGATAAGTTTTCACTTTCTTTTCATATTGAGCAACTTTTGAAGTATCGACAGAAGGTACATATTGCCAAGTTCCATCCGATTGTTTTGCTAATGTCTTAATAGTTAATTGACTTTTAACATTATCTAATCCTTTTTTCGCTTCTGCTAAATCATCTTTAGCTTGATTTAATTGTTTTTGATAATATGCTTTTAAATCATCTTGTGCATTTTGTTGACTTTTCTTCAATTCTTTATAATAATCTTTTTCTTCTTTACTAGTGTTATCAACAGCAACATTATTAGTTGTATTAGCATTAATCACACCAGTATTATTTAATGTAACGCTTGAATTACTACTTGTACTATTATCTATGTTATTAGTTAAATTAGTATTAGAACTATTATTACTGTTAGCCGTATTCGAAACATTTGTACTTGTTTCTGTTGTATTGTTTACAGTGTTATTTTGAATCCATACTCCATTATTATCAATTTTATATCCATCAACAATAGTATCATGTGCCATATAACCGTCTTGTCCAAAATAGTACCATTTAGAATCGATTTGCTTCCAACCTACTGACCATGAACTTCCTTCAGTATTCCACCAACCTTTAGAGTCTTGTTTCCACTCTGCACTTGCTCCTGTCAAAGGCAATATACTTATCGAACTAGCTATTATTCCCATTACAATAAACTTTTTAAAGATTTTATTCATAATTATTCATCCCCTTAGTATTATTATTCCATACCATTATTTTCATGTATTGGTTATAGATATATAATAATACTATTTTCGGATAGAGTCAATAATTCCTTTGTAATTTCTACATAAAAAGACTAGAATACCTTTTTAGTATCTAGTCTAATAATTTTATTCATATTTAATTTAGTCCATTTCTATGTAGTCATTTATTTTTATTTATATTAATTTATTTCTAACTAGCTTCTGATTGTAAATTTTCATTGATATCATTTATAATTTCCTCGTAAGTTTTAGATTGAATTTTACCATCTTTTATTAATCTCTTTACTATGTATGATACTCCATTTGCTTTAATCAAAGTTTTACTACCAGTAAATTTATTTTTCTTAACTGGTATAACATGAAAATTATTCATAAATCTTTGATATGGCTCATTGTTTTTCATTAATATTTCGCTATCTCTCATCCATTCAAATAATTTATTTTGTCCGAAATTCTTAATATTTAAGAATCTAGCAAATGTACCAATACTATATTCTTTATTAGATTGTTCAAATGCATATGCAATAGCTAATTTATCTTTTAATTGTTCCATTAATTCTTCCTTAGCTAAAGTCTTTTCTATTTCATTTATTTGTTCTTCTAATTTTTTATCTCTTTGTAACAGTTGCATTTTCTTAGTTGTATCAGTTTCAAAAATAACACTACCTAATATGTATTTTCTTTCATCAATTAGTGCTTGCTTAGTTTCTTCTAATGTCTTTTCCATTACTATATTCTCAGCTTTTGTTTTAAAGTAGTCTTCAATAAAATCTTTGTATAATTCTACTGATTTATCACCTTCGGCAAACTTTAAATATAATAGAAAACCTGCTTCAGAAAACACATAAATATTTTTAGCTTGTGTTATAGATTGTTTTGCGTAGCCTAGTGTTTTCAATACTTCAGCAAACGTGTCGCTCCCATCTCCACGTTGTAAATCAATAATATCATCTCTCGTAAAATGTTGTAAATTACTATTAACTTGATCTCTAACCTGCCTAGCACCTTTTGCATATCCAAGTAAATCTCCGATTTGTTTATCAGTAATTACGGGACTTGTTTCTGAAAAACCACCTAAAATTTTTGTGAATTCTCGTTCCTTTACTTCTACTTTTTCATCTGTAAATAGTTTAATAATTTTATTTTGTTCCATAATGAAACATCTCCTTTTTATTTTAATTTATTTAATGTATGTATTAATTTCACATACATTTTAATCATATTCCCCATTATTTATTTAATTAGAATAATCTGACTAAGGGAGCTACCCCTAGTCATAACTACTCATACATACATTAAATAAATTTTGATGTCGGAGAACATCATTAAAATATACGTTTTTCAAATTATGTATTGACTTTATTTATTTATACATTAAATTATCTTTAATGTAATATTACTCCATTTTAAAAATAAAGTCAATACTATTTCTTTTAATTTGTTTAAATAATTTATATTGCAATAAAATGAACAATTTATTTTCTTATTATGTAAAATCAAAACCACGCCTTTTAAGATAGTCTAAAAGATTATTAATTACATCTTTACACTCATTTTCCCATACTGATTGCATTGGATTTAATTTAATTCCACCTCGACCATATCCATGCCCTTCAGCAAAATATTCTAGTATTTCGGTCAATGTTCTTTGTTCACCTGTTTCCCAAAAAGCTATATCATGTAATTCATCTTTTACATATATCTCAATAGTATATTCATCTCCATTTTTCTTAACAGGAGATACTTCAATACTATTTAAAAGAGTTCCTGTTCTGTCATAGAATTTTGGACTATACGTTTGGTATATATCTGATATAATATAATCTTGAATTGCCAAATGTATTTTTTGTGCTTCTATCATCAAATCCGTTTTAATTTGTTTTTCTAATTCAGCATACATTTCTCCTATTGAATTAAAGTCCATTTATATATTCACTTCCCTTATATATTGTTTTAATTTATTTGTTATAATACTAATAGATGAGTACCATATAGATACTCATTCTTAATATTCATTTAATTTATTCTTTTGTCAATCAACAATATATTGGATTATATTTTTATCCAACAATCATTTCTCCTAGTATTGATTGACCTACTATATTAGTAGGATTACTAGGGTATAGTTACAATTGTTACAAGATTAGATTCACCTTCATGAATACCACCTGTTACTACAATTTTTAAATTGTAAGATGTTGAAGCCGTTAGCCCTAATACTTGAGTTGAAGTACTTGTATCAGTTAATGGAGAAGCTATTCTTACCCCAGTTGTTCCACTAGTAGCCACTGCACTATAAGTACTATCTGTACTTAATTTATACATTAATACTACTGATGTTGAAGAAGTTGGTGCTGTAAATGTTAAATCAATTTTTGTTGATACATTTGATACTCCTGCTAAATCAGCAATTGGAGTTACAGGAATTTTTGGTGCTTTTGCTTTAAATTCACAGAATAATGGATTACCTTCATCATCAGTATTAAACGGATCTCCAAGTACTTTGAAATTCAGTTCAAATTTTGATGGGTTTTCAGCGTCAAATGATAATGTTACACCAGATTGAATAACTACATTTGGAATAATCATATCCATTAATTCTATTTTATTTGTAGCAACATTTTTTCTTAATACGGTTGCTTGTAGTTCTTTAGCATCTACTTGTTTATTACCATATACTTTAAATGTATAAACTTGTCCTGCTGATAAAACTTCTGTATAATTTACTTCAACTTTATCCCCAATTCTTAACTCTGAATTAGTAATAGTAAATTTCTTTTTATCAGTAGCATCTACTACACCAACTAGTGATATGTCTAATTCTCCACCAAGTGATAATTTATTAAAATTAATCACTGTTCCATTCATAGGTTCAGATTTTAAATTAAGAACTAAAGTTCCATCTGTTGTTACTACAAATACTTCTTCCTTATAGTAAGATTCATTTTCAGTATTTAATACTAATCCATCACTACCTAATGCTTCTGCAAGTTGAGCAAAAGATATAGTTTCAGTTTCCATTTTGTAGGTTGCTACTGGTGTTGTTGACCAAAATAGTTTTTCTATACCTTGTTCCTTTGCTGATTTATCCGTAGTTTTGTATTCAAATGTACATTTGTTTGCTTGTGGTATCTTAAGTAATAATTTATTTGTTGTTCTATTTCTCAATTTTACTTGACTCGCATTTAAAATACCAAATCTTTCATTAATAGTTGCCATTAATATTCCTCCTTAAATTTTACATTTTTATATAATAAAAAAGTTCCTATGGAAATTATAGGAACTTAATTTATTCATTTAATAATTTTTTACATTTTGTTAATTTAATTTTAGTTTTCTTAATCCAATTTAAGTCTGGAGCTTTTTCAAAGTTATAATTTCCAGAAGTAAATTGAGATTTAACTATCTCAATATTTTCTTTTTCTAACAAGAAATTAAAATAGAAGTTAAGTTGCCAAATTGTTAAATCTGAAATATTAGTAAAATTATATTTACTATTCTCACTCATACAAACTGAAGCTATAACTTCATCAATAGTTATTTTATTTTCATTTTCTTCCTTTTTCTTATCTTCTTTGTATATTCTATATTGTTCTTCTAGAAGTCTCTGTAGTTCTTCATCGTCATAATGTTCTAACATATCCATTTCTTCTTTTTCTTCTTGAATTACATCTGTACAAGTTATCGTTCTTATTAATTCACTAAATTCTTCAAAGTTATCATTATTTAATTCAAATATAGGAACTTTATATACTTGTCCTTCAAGTTCTTTAAAATCATAAACAATTATAGCGTCTACATTATTAGAAACTCCAATCCTATTAAAATCTTTAATATCTAAAAAGAAAGCCAATGATTGTATTAGTAACATAACCATTGATTCCGAAATGTTAAAATCTTTTTTGCTATTTAATATATTTTCATGTATTACAATAGATTCAAATAGTGATTTGCTTTTCAATTGATCTTGAATATCTTCATATAATTTCAACTGTTCTTTTTGAATTCTAAAGATATAAGTTAAAGTTAAATAAGTTAGCAATCCTATTTCATCAATATCAGAAATTCTAGATTGTTTAACTTTAATTTGTTGATGGTTCTTATCTTTAAATATAATATCCAGTCCCCTATTCAACTGAAATTTTAAGTAATCGCTATTCATTATATTCACCACCAAAATATTTCTTTTGTATATTCTTATTGTTCAAAAAATCATAAGCAAATGATGTTGCCTTATACATAGCTATATAACCTTGATTCTGCTCATTCAATGGAAGTGGTTTAAAACTTGTCTTTTTTATTTCACCCAATCCTGTCAAAGTAGACCTATCTAATTGATTTTCGATAAGTTTATCAATTATAAATGCTCTATCTAATCCATTACCTAATTTTTGCACATCTCCTTTTAGAATTGTACGAATTATAATATATACTGTATTATATTCTTGTAAATTTCCTTTAGGAGTTTGTTCAAAATCTATCAAAATAACAATATTAGAAGTATTCAAAATTTCATTATTTTTCGCACCAAATAAGACTACCCCATGCTCATTACTTTCACTTTCTTCAAATATTTTATAAGGATTTTCCTCATCTGCTTGAATTAACGGATTTTTTTGAGGATAATAAATCATTTTAAATAAGTCAGTATCTAAAATTATAAATTCACGAATGAAATCTTCAAATACTTGAAAATTGTTAATTGTTTCTAAATCATCTAATGTCATACTTATTACCCTCCTTTACTTAATTAAATTAATTACTTGTCCATTTAAAATTACGTTTTTATTGGCTTTTAATTTATTAGGAGTTATTAAAATATTTATTTTCATACTTTAACTCACTCCTTTTAATTGAATATTTTTAGTCTCAATGATAGTTCCATTACTAGAATCAATTAAATCTATACTAATATTTGTAACAACACTGGTATTAGTATTCTTAATTGTAAAACTTGTATCTGAAACTTTTGTTATAGTTAATTTCTTTTGTGATATTAAACTTTGCCCTATTGAATCAAAATTGTAATTAACAACTAAAGAATTATCAGCTATACCATCAACTGTCTTAACTATTGAGGTAGTTGTAGAACTCATTAACTTTAATAAACTTCCATTATTATTTGTCCAACTTGTTGTATAATTTATTACAGGTATTGTTGTCTTAGCAATTACACTTAACGATAAATCAATTTTTTCAGTTCCAATACTACAAGTTATAATACAAGTTCCTGTTTTTAAAGCAGTAACTAAACCTTTTGAGTCAATTGTAGCTATTTCAGGATTACTTGATAAATATGTAACATTAGAATTATCTACTTCTTTTCCATTATCTTTAACTATTGGATTGATTTCATATGTGCCGTTTTCAACTATTGATTGTGATGTTGAATTTAATGCAATTGTATAATTATGCGTAAGAGCATCTGCTATTTCATTTACTACATCATCTGTCTCTACATTAATATTAGACTCACCTAATAAAACTATTAATATTCCCGGTACCGTCACTCTGTCCGTTTGAGTCGCCTTCCAAGCCTGTTTGTTAATTATAAATCTTTGTCCTAAACTTATTTTTTGTGATATTGAATTATCTGACATTATTAATCCAAACATTCCATTTGCTTCAATAATACCTGAAACTAAAGATTTAATCCCTAATGTATATTTTGTATTATTAGATACAATTGCCATAATTTTATTTAATTCATTACTTGAAATAAACTTCACATTATAATTACATTCCTCAAATATTCCTTCATCATATCCATTTTTCTTATCTATTTTAGATTTAATAAGATATGTTCTAAGAGTATCAGTATCATTGACTTTGAACTTAACATAATCGCCTCGCTTAATTAGATTAGGATATACTTGCAATCTTTCTTCCATTTCAGTATCAGCAGTTTGTTTCCTTGAGATGTCGATAACTCCTTTGATTGAAGTTTCTAATTCATTTATAAATACATCTTTTGCATCAATTGAATTTATTAATACATCAAATCTATATATAGCATTTTCTCTTGCCTTGTTGTAGTCTTGAGACATTTCAGAAATATATGATTCTTTACAAGATTGATTTTCAGAAATTTTATTTATTATTCTATAATATTGTAAATCTTCTTTCTTCATATCAATATGCCATTAAATGACTACCAGTTTTTCTGTCCTTACTGTTATAACTAGCAACTTTTTTATCAATTTGTGCTTGTCTATATTCAGCAACTTTTAAATAAGTAGTCCTTTCTGTATTAGAATTGGGCATTTTTATATCATCACCAAAATATTTCTGATATTGTTTTAGTCTTACTATTCCTTCATCGAACATCTTTACAACCATATAATCACTAATTAAATCTTCTTCGATTGGTACTAAATCAAAATTAAATGCTTCTAAATTATCATCTTTGTCTAAAAAATTTACATTCTGAGAAATAGATACAACCAACTGTAATTCACTTATTGCATCTTCTAATAATCCCATTTCTCTTCTATTTGTAATCTCTATAAATTGTTCGTCAGTAACATTTTCATAACAAAAAAATTCTTTATATTCTTTTATTTTACGTTCAAATCTATCTATTACTTTTGAATAAGGGGTCAAGATAATCATTCCTTTCTATAATTTATTAAAGGAAGATTTATATATCTCCCTTATTATTTTTTAGGTGTAGTAGTCTTTTTAGCTATTTTAGCTTCCTTTACTTCTTCATTAGACGCTTCTACTAATTCAACATTTTCGCTTTCTGGAACTACTGCTAATTCAATATTTTCAGTTTCGTCAACTTCTAATTCTGACTTTCTTATACCTTCTTCTATTTCTTCTTTTCTTGCTCTTATATATAGTTCTACTTTTTCAGCAATAAGATATTTATTAGTATTTTTCAAATATACTAATAGAGATAAGAAAGCATCAATTGTTGCTAATTTATCTATTTGTGTTATTTTCTTTAAAATTGTATCGTTTGGTTGTAATATCATTCTTTCTATTTCATCTCTTGAATAAGAGTTCTTGTCTTTATTAACGTCTATTCTTAATTGTTTATAGACTTGTTCTTCAATACTTGGTGAAAATCTAATAGCTTGATTTTTAAAATTGTCTGATTTCATATTAGCTTTCATAATATCTTTCCATAATACAGATACATAATAAGGTTCACCATCAATCTTAGGTGGCAATTCATATCCTGCATCTAATGGGTTTTCACTTGCTATGTATGTTTTATAATCATAATCGTGGTATACTTCAACATAATCAGTATCTTTTATCATTTCCATATTTTATCTCTCCTTGAATTTTAATTTATTTATTTTATTTAGAAGGGCATGTAAATTAATACATGCCCTAATGTTATAACTAAGAAATAGTTATTTTAGAAACATATTGAGTATCAGTTACACAGATACCAAATTCAACACCAGAGAATTTGAATGAAATCTTTTCTCCATTGTTTTCTTCAGTTGTTCTAGTAATCATTTGTCCTTTAGTGTACATTTCTCCAATTGTTCCAGAGAAACCGAATACTCTATCTTCTGGTAACAGTGTCTTGTCATCTCCTGTTTTCTTTCCTTTTAAAACTGGAACTAATCTACAACCACCTAATGTTTGTAACATTGATAAGTCATTTAATGTTCCTTTCATTGTTTCAGAGTAAAAATCAGAACCAACGGCTCTACACATTTCTCTTATTCTGTTAGAAAGTCCAACAATTAATGGTTCTTTTCCTGAAACTGCATTATCATATGTATAATCAGTTAAACTTTGAGAAGCACCTGCCGTCCAAGTTCCAGTAACACCAAATACTTGACTTCCACCAACTATTAACTTATCAACATAAGATAGTATTGATTTGAATTTTTGTCTATCGAATTCTTCAATAGCATACATAGCTAAAGTAGCAACTCCGGTAGCACCATCTCTTCTTAAATTAGACATTGGGATTTCAGTTTCAATTTGTAAAACTGTTTCCATTGTATTACCTTCTGCAATATCTAAATAAGATTTGTCTACGTTACCTGTTCTGTTAGCAACTTGTCTAGCAACTAATGTGTTCTTTGGTGATTTTCTGATTCTAACCATATCAAATTCGCCATAAGAACCCTTATCTGTTAAGAATTGAGTTAATACTTCATTTGGTACGCCAAATACAACTGGTTCAATGATATCTACAATTACTTGAGATATCATCTCTCTAGCTTGTGTGTTTCCATATTTCCAAGCATCATTAACAGTGTTGTTGATTACTTGAGAAAATGCTTCTTCGTCTTCTGATAATACTATATCTTTTTCATGTAATACATTTTTAGCATATACATTTTTAGCCCATTGATATGCTTCACCACTTTTATATTTTCTTTCTATTTCTTGTTCGCTTAATTCTATATTTCTGTTCATTTTTTTATTCCTTCTTTCTTTTATTATTTTAATTTATTAAACTAATCTGAATCCTAATAATTTGTGTCCTGCGTCATAAACCCAACCAAGGCTATAAAAAGCAGAACCAGTTGTTCCTTTTGCTAATTCTCCATTTACTACAGTTAATAGAGAACCTTCAACTACATCGGCATCAACTAAAGCAGAAGCAAAAATTTCTGTAGCATATCTTTCCCCTTTTTGAATTGTTTCAACACCAGCAAATTCACCAGCTTTGATAAGGTCTTGAGTTGTAGCATAATTTGAAACTGGAACACCCATTGCTACATCAACATCAACAACTACATCTCTTGTTAAAATTCCTAAAACATTTGCATCTGCAACTGCTTTTATTAATGTAGTAATTTTGTTAGCGGAATCGTAACTCTCGTTTACAAAAGTCCCCCTTTTCATATCAACCTTTACTGTGTTTTGAGCATTAAATACTTTACCTGCGTTTACTTGTAATCTTCTATACATATTAATATTCCTTCTTTCTTTTATTATTTTAATTTATTATATAATTAATATTTATTAATTATCTTTTAATGTTTCTTCTGGCATAATTTAATAATGCAGAACTAGCGTCTTTGTATTCATAGTTGTTTGTATTAATATCTGTTGACATCTCTATCTCAGAAATAGTTTTCTTTTCAAATTCGCTTATTTCTACCTCTTTTATAGGTGTTTCTATCTTTGAAGCTTGTTCAACAACTCTTTCGGCTATTAAGCATTTAATTTGTTTATCGTCAAGTTTTTCTATTGCTTCTTTAAGTGCTTCACAAGTTTCAATTTCTTCTTCAGTAAAATATTTGCTTGATAAAGCCATTTTCTTTAGGTTTTCTTTTTGTTCTGCAATTTCAGCTTCTTTCTTTTCTGCTTCAGCTTGTTCCATTTGTAATTTTAATGGTTCTAATTCTGAAATTATAGCTTCTTTTTCTGAAATAATATCTTTTTGCGAGTTCAATGATTCTCCTAATTTTACTATCTCATCAACTTTGGCTGAAAGTTCTGTTTCCTTATCTGATAAAGACGTATTTGCATTGTCTAATTGAGACTGTAGTTCTGCAAGTATTTCATCATTTTGTGTTTTTGGAACAAATACCATTTTTGTTGGTGTCTCGCTCACAATTGAAACTACCTCATTTGAATCTACTGTATAAGAGAATTCTATATAATCGTCCTCACATTCAGCATTCCAATCATATCCTATTGCTCTAAATTCATATGGATATACTCTTGATATACAAATCCATCTATTAGAATCTATAGAATTGATAGCAACTCTTAATTTGCTATATAGGTCATTTGAAGTTACAGATGACACTTCTGTTTTGTTTTTATTTTCTGCCATATCGACAATTCCTCCTTTTTCTTCTATGTTTTGATTTAATTTATTTTCAACTGAATTTTCATCAGACTGAATGCTTATTTCTATGTTTTCTTGTCTCTCTGATTGACTTATTTCATTTAGGTCATTTATAAATGCTTCTGTGAACTCATTTTCCTGTTCTTCTATTAATACTTCTTCAGCACATTCCAATAATCCAGCATTTTTATATGCAGGATTCACATTAGAACCTAAAACACAGTTAGCTAAAAATAGTATTCCTTTTAACCAATCTGTTCCATCTTCTTTATATGTTTCACTATAAGATAATTCCCAACTAGTATGCAATTCTGTTCCTAGTCGTTCTATGACCTCCATTGCCCTATAATAACGAGTCCATAATATAACTTCTGCAACCAAACATCTTTTTGTTATATCTCCAAATTCAATGTCTTCTATGGAAACTGAAGTATGATATCCAATTGGACTTGTAGATGTAAAATCACTAAATTTTACTAAGTTACCATCTTTATCATACTTCCATTTCTTTGTCATTAAATGTCCTGAGAAATTATATTCTTTTGTTTTTTCATCAAAGATTACTTTTGTAACTAATGGTTGTCCCATTAATGTATTCATTTCTTCTTCACTCAAATCAGACTCTTTTATTCCTTTTCCATTCACATTTGCTTCATCCAAAGGACACAATAAGAACTTAGCTACCTTTCTAGAAGGGTCAGATTCTTGTTCTGCAACTGAAATTAAAGTACCATTTATTTTAAATAAATTTTCATTACTCATTTTCTATATCACCACCTTTCAAATTATACCTTTAGTGCTTCTTTACGTGATTGGTCTGATTCTTGCTTATCTACATTTTCATTTTTTTTACTATTGTTCTTATTAGTAGTTGAATCGGTGTTTTTACTATCATTTATTAAATCGTTGGAATTTGAAGTATATGAATTTGCATGTGGGATAAATACTTCTGTATCTGCACCTTCATCATTTTCTTTTATTCTATTTTTTTTTTCTACTTCATAATCTAATCCTAATGTATTTAATACAGTAGAATAACTCAAACCAATTTTTGAAAACATAATATCTGCAACTTTCAAAATATTATCTAAGTCTAATAATTTTGTAGATTGTATTGTAATAGTCGGTGCGTATTCTATAGGAAATCCATTTTCTTCACATATTAATTGATAATATTTATTGAGTATTGGCTCTAAATTCTTAGTCATTCTATTGACCATTTTTAATAACTCATCATAATTTATTTTAGTAGTGGTTATAGATTTAGAACCTTCTGAACTAATAAATGATATACCCAATGCTTCAAGTATTCTCAATTTATAGCCTGATTTAGTTTTTTCATCTGTTAATTCTGTTTTAGGTTCTATTAATTTCAAATCCTGAACTTGTGGATCAGCAGTATATATAATAGTATCTTTAGACATGGCTTCAAGTAAGCTCACATGTGCATGACCTATCATATTAATAGCATTTGGTTTTTCCATTAATTCTTTTTCAGTTAATTGTAAATAAATCTTTTTAGTCTTTTGTATTAATACTTTTTGATCACTTTTATCAACTGTTTCCAACATTAATTGAGGACACAATGCTTTAAAAATAGGTGTTAATCCGTATAATCCCTTTAAGTAATTTATTCTATTCAATCCTACTTTCTGTGGATTTAATAAGGCGTATTGGTCTTTTCCTTTATATGCATCATATATTTCAGTAGGATAACTTCTTTTAACTTCATCTTCTATTGTTTTCTCAATATCAATAAGTTTATTAGTTTTTAATCTACCGTATTTAGTTCTACTTTCTTGTAATCTTACAGATAATTCAGTTACATTAAAAGATACAACATTATCATCATCTATTTTCATAGGTGTGATTTCAGTAATATCCATAGGATAATTTACTATAGAATATCCATTCTCACTATCCCCCATTAAATAGAATATAAAATTACCTTCTGTATATGTAATGACTGCATTATCAGCTATTAATTTAGGTATATTTATTTGCTTATTGAATTTTTCTATTACTACTTTTAATTCATCTTCCATCTTTTGTTCTTTTTTAAGTTTAGTTCCTTTTTTACCGTTAGGAGATGGATAATCAATTTTATAATTCGTATTTATATTATTTTCTATAGTCTCAACTACTCTACCAATTAAATCTTCTTTATTTATGTAATATTTAACTATCCCATTTATTTTTTTTATTTTATCTATACTAGTTTGAGTATTCTGTGCTAATGAAGATAATTCATCCATAGTTGTAACATAAGATGATGTATTTTTATCTAATACAGTACTATATATATGACTTAATCTTTGTGCATCATATGTAGCTTGTTGTATATAATTAGCATCAAAATAATCTTTACTAGTAGATGTTTCTATATCTGACAAGATATAATTTCCACCAATATTAGATACTTGTTTAGCTTCTCCTTCTGCTAATATAGGTATTGTTAAATCAATTTTTTGTGGTTGTGGGAGGGGAGTTTCTGTGGATTGTTTTTTTGTCAAGTGGATTCCTCCTTTCTTGCTTTATTTTGATTTTTTTAATTTGTTCATATTCGGTCAAAGTTTATCGAGGATACAAATGTTGGGGCTGTTGACCAATCTGTTTGTTCTACCTTTTTATTAACTATTCCATCTCTTCTTAAATTTTTCAAATGCCATGCTAACATTACAAAAGTATAAGCTCTATCATCATGCATTTTACTTTTTTTATCAGGTGATAAGTCATACTTATAATTTATATTATCTCCTAACCTTCTAGTTGCAATTAGCTCTTCTTTTGCAATATCTATTTGCTTTAATGCTAATTCTTCATCCCAAGAAAGGTTGTATTCCTTGAAATCAATAGATTTAACCTTTTTCTTTTCACCAGTTTCTTCGTCGATTTCTTCTATTTCTTTTCCTTCTTGTGGTAAGTTTAAATACCCTTTCATATCATAAGTATCTGTGAATTCAATTAATCCTAAATTTAATAATTCTATAAAATCATCATACATTTCTGTTCTGTACTTTTTAGGTGATATTAATTTTAATTTATCAACAGCATTGGGATACTGATTAACATGTTCAGCACAAACTTCTTTATCAATTAATCCCCTATGTTGTATTCCTTGTTCATCTTTCCAATCCTCCATAAAATAATCACTTATAAGTGCTCCACCTCCACCAGAACCAGCATCTATCATTAATCCATCTATATTTTCATAATCTGCAAATCCTTTTCCATTATAATTTAATAACATTTGTTTTATTTCTTTTATCTGTTCTGGTGTTCTCATAGGAGTTTTTTTCTTTTTCCCTAAATCTACTAAAGTAACACAATTCTGAATTATTAATTTCCAACCTACCTGTTCATCATAGACATATTCTCCGGCTGAGACTGCCGAATTATCGTAATCATGTGCCAATTATTAATACCCTCGGTTTCCCGATATTTTATTAAGGGGTTTAGACTATATCATTATCTAAATAACTATATTTAGATACTCTGCTTTTCCACATTTAAGTGTACTCTACTTGGTTATTCACTATTATTAAGTTAATAGCTATCCTTTCGATAGTCGTTAGGCTTTTATCTATGTTTTCATAGAATTTAGCAAGGGGTTATCACTATCCATAATATGGACTTAGAATTTCTTATCAGTTTATTCTTTATATTAAACTTCGCCCTTTTAACAGAGTTTTTATCTACAAGTATTACTACTTATAGCCCCACAAGTCTAGGGTCATATGCTAGTACGATATGTCTGTTTATATCTCCTTCATTTATTAACAAAGGTTTTCTTACTTTTGAATTTTTCATAATTACTGCCCGTTTGATTTTCTGTTGATTTCCTCCATCACTATCAAAACGGTTAAAATATTCTCGATTTCCTTTTTCAGCATTCGATCTTAAATCATCATCAACTTTTGAACGTGACAATAATGGTACAGACATTTTCTTTCCATTCATTGTTGCACCAATAACAACTTCACAGTTCAAATCAGCAACAAAATGTTCTTTACTTCCTGCAAACATTAACTTAGCCCAGTCTTTATATAATGTATAAAAAGCAGAATCCGTACTACTAGCAGAAGAACAAAACAATAACTGATTAGGTATATTATCTGGAAATAATGAAGCATCAAACCCTTTGGAAATTTTGAAACTTGAATTTTGTGTTGTAAATGCTTTTGTAGTAGAAATATAATTTTCACTTATGAATCCACTTTCATCATAGAGGTTTAAATTTGCATATATACCGTTAGTTTCCTAATACTTTAACACTCAATTAAGAGTCGGAGTAGACTATACCTTTATCCTATTTAGGATAGCTTATTATAGTCGTTGAACGTCCTCCATTTAAGGAGTTTCGATGCTGATTGCCCAATACTTATAATTTTCAAACATTCACGCATACCATTTCTAGTTACGTTGTAGTTTATAAGTCTCTAAGGGTGTTCCAGCAATTTAAAGCTTTTATCTATGTAATTACTTACATAGGAGACCAAACTTAATCTCTTACCTCTAATATTATCTTCTTCTCCTGATACGGTTGTCACTTGACTATTATTATACAATTTACAACGGAATCCCTGTGGAGAGTGTACAAATCCATCATGATTTGCACTAGCTGATACTTCTCCTAAAAATATATCTGTTAATCCACAGAATGACTCAATCTGTTGTTTTGCAATAGCTTCTAATTTTAAAAAAGTATCCTGACTTTGAGATGCGGTTAATGAAAGAATATAACTTTGAAAATTTGGGAATAGCATCATTTTTGTCATAATAAATGGAGATGATAAAGTAGACTTTCCAGAATTTCTCCCCATTAACCATAATGCAAATTGTTTTTCCCAAGACATTTGAAATACATATTTTTGATAATCCATTAGTTCTAACCCAAATGCGTACTCCGCAAATTTAACAGGATTTCGTTCGACGTCCCCAGTTTATTATTTGACTGTATTTTAAATAACCCTCTAATTTCTTTTGAGTTAAGTTACTTTTGTTTATAACTGTGATGGACATTTAAGACCACCTCCTTTTTTATATAGATAAAGTTTGCAAATGCAACAAAAGACACATTACTGTGCCTTCAATTATCTAAGCTTATTTATTAAATTAATTCTCCATTTTTTACACTTTCCAGTATCTTTTCCTTTTCTTTTTTTCCCTTTTCTTCAATAACAAAACTTGCATAATCCTCAGTATCTATTGGCAATACTTCTTCTACCATTTTATTAAAAGCCATTAAATCTTCTTCTTGTTTTTTTATTTCTATTTCTGTATATTGAAGTACATCTGCGTATTCAGTTTCTTCAATTTCTTGAGAATAATCTACATCATTAAAATTGCAAAGAACTTTTAATTTTCTATTTTCTTCTCTTAATTTACTATATTCACTTTCATAGAAATCAATTTTTGACCTTTGAAATTTACCAATATCTATTAAATCATCATCTCCAAAGTTTAAATTCTCTACCATAGCTTGAGCAGATAGTCTGGCAACTTGCAACATTCCCATTGATGTTTGAATATCAAATAAATTTACCTGCGCTTCTTGTAAATCTATTTCTTTTAGTTTTTTTAGTATACCTGACAAAGTATTAGCACCTACAGTTTTGTGACCACTATACAAATCACTTATTTTATTATCTTTTGCCAAAGCTAGTAAACTTTTGTTAAGTTTCTCTTTAGTATCTGTTAAACTTTTAATAGTTCCTATATTATCTTTTATACTTTTTATATCTGAACTCAAACTTGTAATAACATCATTTATTTTATTTTCTTGATTTTGACCTTTTATAATACTAATGATTGCACCTAGTTTTAATTCATCCTCTTGAGTATCTTCATTAAGCATATTAATTAATTTAGCATACATTTTTGATTTATCTTCTTCTATTTCGTTTTCAAATGGATTATAACCAATTATTCTAATTATGTCTTCTTTATTCTGTTTATCTCTAACTTTTTGTTCTATATCATCGTCAGATAATTCTTTAATTTTTTTAAGACTTGTATCATTTTCTTCTATAACTTCTATTGATGGTAAATTACTTTCACAATTATTATAAATTTTATCCCCATGTTCAAAAGCATAACCCTTATAGTTTTTTAAAGAGTTGATAGTTTTTATATATTTTTTCCATACCTCAAGTCCATTCTCAACCACAGTAAAATTCTTATTCCATCCTGCTTCAGTTAGTGAACTCTCATATATATTTTCTAAATATACAAAATCAACTATTTCACACAATTTATATATAGATATTCTAATATCATTTGTTTCTTCTAAAAATGATATATAAAAATTAGTTAAGCAATCTTTACATAATGATAATCTTCCTGTATGTCTATTCAATTTAGAATTAGAAGTATAAAAATTACCATCAGCAAGTATCTTTCCACATTTAGTGCATCTAGTCTTTCCCTTCATTTGCTCTTCTAAATCTTTCGTCTTGAAATCTGCCATTATATTTTTCACCTACTTTTTTTATTTTTACACAATAAAAAGCCACTAAGATTAATTAGCGACTTTTAAATTTTCTAATATTTTATTACTTCTATATTCTTCTTCTAATTGCTCATCGAATTCTCCATTAAAGAATCTAATTAAAAATTCATCAAATTGACTAGGTGTATTTGTTCCATATCCATAATTTTGATGAAATATTTTATGATATTCTTCTTTCATACATTTTCCTAATGGATATCTATAGTGGATTTCTATACATCTATTTATAATCTGTTTTAATTCTACATCTGTATAATTACTTATATTTTCATATATTGGAATATTTAATTCTTGTAAAGTATCTATAACTATACTATCAAAACTATATAAATGATGAATATGGTCAAATCTTTCTCCTGTGAAAATACATTTGAAATTACAATCTTTCATACTATCTATTTTCCATTGATTTAAATTTCTTCTTAACTCATTTTCTATATTACTAATACCACCCTTATAATTAGGGTTTAGACTTCCAAACCTAGCAGACCCAAACATTGGATTATTTTCGCCATTAAAGTACCCTTCTGATTTTCTAGCATTTGACACCTTAATTCTACCTTCATCACTCATCAATCTACTTTGTTGTAAGATATCTTTGGTTTTCTTTAAATCTAATTTCCATGCTTTATCAGTTAAATGTTTTAATTTTCTATTTGGAAAATATTCTTTTATAATATCTTCATTAATCATATCAGAATAAATTTCTTTTAATAATTTTACATCTTTATCCGTCCAATCAATAGCATTAGACAATCCAAAATTTTCTCCCTTACATTCTTTACAAATATGTCTGAAACCATCAATACAAGCATTATCCTTTGGAAAATATGTCATTTCAAATGGCAAATATCGTCTACAACATTTGCACTTTTTATATTTTATTCCATTTTCTATTTCATATAATTCATCAAATGGAATATCTTCATAATTATTTTGTTTCTTTATTCCCATATCATTGGCTTTATGTTTTATTCCCTTCCAAGTTCTTGTATTGAATCTCTTCATTAATTCTTCTTTGGATAATTCTATGTAATTTTCTCTTAAAAATTCTTCATCTTCTGTCAACCACGGTTGTCCTTTTCCCATAATTAATTCCTTCTTTCATCTAAAATTCTCTTATCTAATATTACTTATTTTATTTCACTATTTATTATATTTATTATTTTTCTTTCTTAATCCATTTAATATTTTTAAATCTTTTCTAAATTCTTCGGTATCTTCAAAACTATAAACCGTCTTCCCATCTAACTCAAATTTCATAAAATTATAACATAAATAATTCATAGCTCTTGCCAAACTTAAAGAATCTACCTTGAAATATTTCTTTTCCATATTAATTCACTCCTATTTATTTATTAATTTGTTTCTATACTTATACTACCATAAATAGGTATACATTTCAATACTAATTCCATTAATTTATTCGCTAATTAGCCTTTTTGTGAACTATATAAATCGAACTAGCCTTTTTATGAACATGAAAATTAGCTTAGACTTGTCATATCAACACACTCACAACATTTAGCTATTCTTGGTCTTCTTTTATATCCTAAACATTGATTGTAGGTTTTTAATATCCTCCATTTTAATTCCTTTATAATATATAGATGGATTTACATAAATTGCTTTTCCATTATCTTTTTCGAATATTCCAATAACTAATTCATTATTTACTTTTAATTTTAATAAATCTTTCTTTAGTCTACTTGCATGTGTTTTATCATATCCTAATTCACTACACAAATCAGACATTGCATATGGTTCTATATTTTCTTCATATTCACACTTTGGGTTGTGACATATCACATTAAATTTAAGATTTATCAAAGGTAATATTTCTATTAATAAAGCTAATTTTTTATGTTCTTTTGGAGTAGACTTTTCATACAACTCTCTAATTGCGTCATTAAACATTCTTACCACCTCAATTGATTTAGTTTTATTTATTTTACCTTTTTTACAATATTTATCATTAATTAATATTGTTTTATTATCTTGTATAGTTATAAATTTATTTTCAATTAAATACTTTTTAGTCTTATAGAACTCAGTTTTCCCTAAATTAAATATATCTATTAATTTTTCTTCTTTTATTAATTTCTTTCCATCTGATAATAGATTATCATAATTCATAAAAGTTGCCAAATATATAAATCTGAATAAGAATTGTTTTTCAATATTTCCAAATCGTTTATAAAAGTTAAAATAAAAACTACCATAACAATTTAATAAATATTGTTGAAATTCAGTTTGCTCTTCTTTCATTTGTATTATATCTAATTTCTTTTCTTTACCTTGTTCCTCCATAGTAATAAAATCCATTGCAATTAATTCCAAAGACCTATCGCTTATATTTTCTATTACCTCACCATATTCTGTTACAATTCCATTACTTTTGATTATATTTTTATAATCTCTAATCTTTGCAGTATATTCTCCTGCCATAATTACATTCCTCCTAATTAAACATTATTTTATTATTTAAACTACCTACCATCTAGATAGATATTAGAAAACAATAAAAGAGACTAGACAACCTCAATCATCTAGCCATTTAAACCATATTTAATTAATTCTATGTTGTAAGTAATCTTTGATTACGCCACAACAAATCAGCTTTAGCTGAAACACCTCGTAGAGTAAAAGCCTTTAAAACATTACTTTTATTCTATTTACATTAATTTATTATTCTTTGTTACTTACTCCATCTATCAAACCAATTTCATAAGCCTTAATGATAGCATCTTTAATTGAACAATGTAGACAAAATTCTTCATCATCTTGATTTTCTATAATATCATCAAAAACTTCTTGTGTTAACTCCTCAAATAAATTATCTAACTCATCTTCTTCGTCTTCAGAATATTCCTTTTCAGTTAAAGTTACTATTGGACAATTAATATATTCTTTTAATTCATCAGAATCAATTAAGTCTTCTTCAACAAATACTACATCTTGTCCCTCAATAGTTTTTAAATGGTCGTATCCATAAGCACTTTCTAAACTATAATGTTCTTCATCGTCCCAATATGATTTAGAAATTAATAATATATCAGTATTATATAATTCTTCAAATTCTTTAAAACTAAAAGTATCATATTCATTGAATTTATAACCTAAAGTTTCCATTCTTTCAACTAATTCTAAAGCCTTATCATTTGACAGTATGAATGAAATATTATCAAAATCCTTTAAAATTTTCATCAATGCATCTAAATAATCTTCATATACTTTTTCTGTGTTTATATTTTTATTATTCATTATTTTTACCTCACTTTATTTTATGGTTGATTCTGTTCTACTACAATTTGTTGAATCTTTGCTAACTTTTCATTAACTGAATTTTGATATACATTATTAGAAATACTAACTGCATTATTATAATCAATACCATACCCAATTAATTTTTGAAAACATTCACCTATAGTTTCTATATAAATCATATTTTCTTGGTAGAAATCACTGTTCGTGGTATATTCACTTGTTTCAGATGTAGGATTATCTTGAATAACTATTCTTTTTAACTCTTCATCTACAGAAACTAATCCCATTTGTTCTTCATAACCAATATAGTCATCTTCCATCACTTCTTGTTCTTGATTTAATTCTTCATTCATATTTCTCACCTATATCCTTATATTATTTTATCCACTATGCCTTTATCAAGACATTCTTGTGGTCTGTAAGTAAAATTAACATTCTTATCAGTATAATTAAAAATATCTTCTTCAGTTAATTTGGTATGTTTTCTAAATATATTACAAATTGTATCCCAATCTTTTAAAGATTCTCTAACTTCTACGATGTCTTCCTGTAATGTTGATTGACCTTGTTTATAGCTATTAGATTGATGAATTAATACTGTTGCATATCTAGTTATAAATCTATACCCTTTACTTCCTGCCATAAGTATTTTACTACCTCCACTTGCTGTATATCCATCACAATAAGTTTCAACTATTATACCTTGTTCTTGCCAATATTCCATATCAGATATCATTGCGAAAACCGCACATACCCAACCACCAAAACTTGATATTCTAACTTTTATATGTTTTCTATCTTTTTCTGGTTTATTTAATTCCTGAACTGCTAATTTTCTTAACTGCCTACAAAACATTACTTGGGATTCCCTATCTATTTCACAATCAAGGTATATAGTATTATCATTAAGATAATCTAATCTTTTCATTTCTTCTAGCAATCTATTTACTATTTGATACTCTCCCATATAATTCACCTTTAACCCTTTACTATTTATTTTAATTTATCTGTAAATTTATATCTCTTATATATTCAACTCCATCATAATTAACTACAATTAGAGTTTGACTTGCATGTGTTGTACATTGAAGTTTATCTACACTATGTTAAATTTCATATGTAAAGATATTATCCTTTAATATTTCTTTATTTTCATTTAATTTATTATATATAGACGTATCATTAAAATTTATAACCATTTCTTTTACACTCTTCCATATCTTAATTAGTTTATTATCATATAATTGAAAAACTACTTTTTTCTTGTGTGACTTATTATATATATTTATATGATTTATAAATTCTTCATTAATATTGCCTTTATTATATAAAAATATATATTCTTTACTAGATAATAATTTATGTTTACATACTTTTATTATTGTGCTTGCATCAAAACATCCATTAGTTTCTTTTTCTATGGATAATGCACTATCCCATACTTTAATTATATTTCTTTGAAAATCAAATTGTACAATTTCTATCTTTTGTCCTTTATTAAAAGTATAAAAATCTAAATCTACTTTCTTATTTAATTCATAATATTCAGTTTTATATATCCAAATATATCCCTTATAAGTTTTCCTTCCTTTGTTTAAACATTCCCATATACAAGATTGATTAATATTTAATTTTTTAGAAACTTCTCTTGCTCCAGACCATTCATTTATTAGATTTCCTTTTAAATCTAATTGAATAATTGGAATTTTAATTTGTGCATTTCTCATATTTTCTCTTGCTTCATTGTTAGGAATCCCACTATTTCCACCTTCATCATTATTATAACCATAATTTCCATTTGCAGAATTGTAATATTTTATCCAACACTGTTCTTTAATATTTAGTTCGTCTTGTGAAAATGCCATATCAAACACTTTATTAATCTGAAAAGAATCAAATCCATATTTTTTAATTGATTTAAATAAATGGTCATTATAATTTCTGTAATTATTTTTATTATAAATAGAATAATTATAAACTCTTTCAATATCAACTCCATTATAAGGATATCTCTTATCAAACCCATTTATAGTTTGTCCAATATAAACTTTACCATTGACAAAATTTTCTATTTTATATATGATACCATACACTTCTAAATTTCCTATTTTCATTGTTATCAATTCCTTCTTTCTATGAATTTTTTATAATAAAAAGACTCCTATTTACTAATAGAAGTCAAATCATTCTTAAATTGCTCTGTATTTTCAAATACAAAAACAGTTTCTTTTTTATTTTCTTTTTTAGGTTTAATATCTACTATAGCATGTCCTTTGTGTAAAAGTTGTCTTGCTATAGTTGGATTTACTATGATTTTTGTATTCATATTACACCTCGTTATTTTAATTAATTTATTTGCAAATTTATATCCTTGATACATTCTATATCATTTTCATTAATAACTATTAATGTTTGACTAGCATTTGTAGTACAACTCATTTTCTTAACAGAATAAGGATTATATCCAAATAATGAACCACTTGTAACAACATATCCCCCATTATTTTGAGAAGTTATATTGAAATTATGGTCATGCCCCCTTAGAATAAGTTTATATTCTGTGTTGTCCATTGTAGATTCTGAATCAAATAATTTCTTTTTATCTGAAATTCTATTATCTCCATGAATAACTTTTACATTCATTCCATTAATTTTAAAATAAGCACTATCATCAACATAATCAATATCATTTATATGTATTCTTTTATTTTCAGATATCTCAACAAACGTTTTTAAGTTTTCATTAATAATTACATTAGCATTATCGCCTTCAACATTTGCATCTTTTTCACTCAATCGGCTATGATTACCACCCACTGAATATACTTCAACATTTCTTTTCTTTGATGATATTTGAGTTATAAAGCTATATAATAATTTTGATGCATATGCTATTTGATGAGATAAATCAAATTCACATTCATAACTTTGATTTTTACGCATATATAGATTTTCTATAGCATCTCCACAATTTACAACTACCACTGAATTAATATTATATAAAATACAAGTTTTGTCTATTTCAATTAGCAATTTATTAAGTCTTTTCTTTGCAATTTCATAGTTGTAATAATTCCCTTTATATCCATTAATAACATAACCCACGTGCCAATCGCTGACTTGAACTATTAATTTATTATTTGATACATCTGTTATTATTTCATATTCAAACTTAGGAAAGTCTGTATAATTTTCTAGCATACATTCTTTTAAATCATTAGCTATTTCAATTGTCTTAACAAAATCTCTTTTTATCTTATTAAGTTTAGTGGTATCATTTCTAACTAGCATTTTCTTTACATCTAATTCACCAATTAACTCAGCAATTTCATCAATTTTGTTTTTTACTTCTTTGTCACCTTTTAAAGATTCCAAACATTCAGAACATGCAATTTCATAAATTTTATATATACCACGGAAATAACTCTCTTGGAAGTCTGTTCCAAGTTCTTGATTAATTACTTCTGCAATTTCTCTATTAATCATATTAAATTGTATTTTATTAGAATACATTCTATGTATATACTTTTCTCTTGACTCACTTTCTAACTTTCTAAACTTTTCCTCCATATTATTCCCTCACCTTTATTTAATTTGTTATAATTTAATTAATTCTTCATTTCCACATTTCTCACAATATATAATAATAGTGTCTTCACTTATTCTATCAAAGTCATTTCTATCAATATAGGTATCTATATCTAGCGTATTTTTACAACTTGAACACTTTTGTGTCTTATGTCTTTTTCTCTTAGATTTATTACTCTCACGTCCATCAAATTTCATCACCATTTTATATCTTCCTTTACTCTTTACTTTAATATTCATTAACAATCTGCATGTTTTTCAACGTTCAGACTCTATTATAAATATTTATTTAGAAATATAGGCGATGGATAACTTCACATTATCAAATCGCCTACTTTTTTGTTAAAGTCATCATAACTCAATTCAACACTTTGTTAGGTTTTCACGCCCTATTCTAACCTTGCCTTGAATATTATTTTAACGTCCCCTCAAGGAGTGACGAGTAAATAAAAATTACTCTGGGGAATGAGTGTTAGCCCTCACTTAAATACCTTCTAAAATAGTTGTTTTATTAAATTGCATAGGATGGTCGGTGTATCCATCATCTGAGATACTCTTTCGAGTCTGTAGAGAACCATTTTCTACTTCTATGCAATTCTCGTTACACGTTTAATATTCGTTATAAAATTAATAAATTGTCAAACCTCACATGAGTGTCTGCAATGTTTTACTCTTGTTCTTCCTTAGCTTCTGACTCATCTTTATCAGAAATAGATAATTTAATATTAGATTCATTAAACTTTTTAAAGTATTTTACTAAATCAACTTCTCCAATGTCCTCAACTTCTAAAATAAACATACCTTCTTGTAAATTATCTACATTTAAAATTCCTTCTGCTTTAAATTGGTGATCAGTTACTATTTTTTCTTGTATCTTTTTAGCTTTTGCCATTATTTTTCTCTCCTTTTATTATATTAATTTATTTTTTATAATTCTTCTGCTATTTTAGCAATTCTACTTCTATAACATTCAGTTAACTCAACTTCACCATATAAGTCTTGTCCTCTAAACACTTCTGAAAGTCTTCTCATTCCATTATTTGAACCTTCGTATAGCTTATCATCTACTTGTGTATCAACATCACCATCAATAATAGCAATACAATCGTCTCCTATTCTTTGTAACGCTAATTTCATTAAGTCAATACTCATATTTTGTGCCTCAGTAATATAGATACCTGCATTCATACCACTTGTATCAAATCCCCTAACATCACTCATAGGAAGTAATAATAACTTTCCTGTTCCAATAAGTGTTTGGACATTAAGACTATCAGCCAATTTCCCTTGTAAAAATGCACCTATAGTTGAATCTAAAAGCTTCTCGTCTTTAGTTCCTTTATAGTAACCTAGTTTAACAGCACCCCTTGTAGCAACTGGATTAACAAACATTATAATCTTATCAATCTTACCCTTATCCATTTGACTAAATAAGAAATTCATAGCTAGATGAGATTTTCCACTACCTGCTTTACCTTTAATTACTGTTATAGTATTGTTTTGAAAACTATCTAGAACACATTGTTGATAAAAGTCTTTGGCTTTCAACTTACCTAACATTTTACTTTGTATAGGCTTTACGTCCACTTGTACAAATCCAAATCTATCACCAATATATTTCCATGCATCAATTGGTTGATTTAATGTATCTTTTATAATTAAGTACTCATTTATTTCTAATCCATAAATGTTTTCTTTATTTTCTTTTTCATAAAATTTTGCTAATTCTTCATCTGTCATAATGATTTCAACATAACCTTTATATGTTTCGATTTTTGTATTAGATTTAATTCCACTACATTTTAAATCAAATATATTCTTAGCTATGTTATAACAACAAATATCATCTGTAAAAAATTCTACATCATAACATTTCTCTAATAATTTAGCACAAGCAATTATTAAATTATCATTATCAGGTTCTAAATTCATTTTATCTAATAGTTTATAATGTTTCTTTTCAACAACTATACATTCATAACTATCTTGATTTTCTCTTAAAAATCTAGTTACTTTTCTAGCTTCAAATCTAACATCTTCATCTTTATTTTTTGAAGTTTTAATATGTTCTAATTCTTGAAGGGTTATTGAACTTAAAAATATCTTTCCTTCTATTTCATCTATGCTATGTAATAATTCATTTGTATCATAAAATTTAACCTTTTCCATAATTTTTACCCACTTTCCCTACCACCGTCTTACGGTATATTATTTTTTATATCAAAAAAGAAGCATATCTTAACATGCTTCTTTTTCTACATACTCAAATGTATAGCCTTTATATTGTCTATATTTACCTTTACATACTTTAGATACTTCACTATGATTAAAATTAACACCGAATTTTTCTAATGATATTCTTTCTAGTTCCCTAGTTGAGTTAAATTTACCTAAATATACTCCATCTTTGAACACTTTTAATTGCTTAGAATTACATTGTTTTGCATATTTCTGTGCTAATTTCATTGAATAATCTTTATTATTTATGAATTCTATTTTATTCACCCAATTCAATTTTATTCCTTTACTTATATATCTAGACACCGTAGTTGGACATAAATTAAACATTACTGCAATTTCATTCATTGTAATACCATTATCATTCCAATAAACACATATTTCTTTTACTAGATTTGATAATGCAAACTCTTCTACTTTATTCCAATCAATCTTACTTAAATCAAAAATAGTAGCCAAATTACTGTCTAATACATTGCGTTTTATAAACTCTAAATCTGAGTATCTACAATCAATTACTATATAATTTTCTTTTTTAATTCCGTTTGCTAGAGCAAGTTCTTTTTTAATTATGTCATTTTCTTGCTCTTCCTCTAATGTTTTTGCATTTTTTCTATTAGTTTGTACGTAATGTTGAATTCCATGAGTTTCTATAATATATCTTTCTCCATCTAGTCCAAAACAAAAATCATATATTTTGTTTTCACACCATAAATCATTTATTTTTTTGAATTGATATATAAAATCAGTTTTTAATTGCTCCAAAATGTTAAATATTACTTTTTCAGTATATGGGATTCCATCATTACAAATACAGCCTATTGAATGAGTATTACATAAACTATTTATTGTAGTGGATTTCTCTTTTACTCTTCCGCAAATAGGACATTTAAAATTAACTCTCTTTGAAGTATGTGGAGTATACTTTTTAGCTTCGTCATACCCACCTTGAAAGTATGGTATCATCCATAAAGTTTCATCATAATCTACTATTGTCTTTTTCATATTTCTCAATCTTCTTTCTATAATTTATTTCTCAATCATTAATAAAAATAGAGACATAGCCGATTGAGATAAGCTATTTAATTAAGGTCATGACTCCTCAATGTGTCTCTATATTTGAAAGGGGCTTTTAAAGATACCTCTTAGAACTTATATAACTATAATAACATATAATAGTATAGTTATCAATATTTTATTAATTTGTTTTAATAAAAAAGAAGAACTAAATCATTTCTAATCTAATCCTTCTCAAATGTCTTATTACTTATTTAAAGCTTTAGTTGCTTTAATTGTAACTTTATCATATGCTGGATAATCCTTAGCATCAATATTTATTGGTTCTCCGGTACTAGGATTTCTTCCTACTCTAGCATCCGAATGTTTAGCTTCAACATGTTTCTTTTCTACTTCTATGTATTTACCAGCCTTAACTTTTTGTCCTACTTCTAATCCATTAGATAATGCTTCCATTAGAGCATCTACTTCTTTTAGAAAACCCTCAGCTTCTTTTTTTGTTTCTAGTCCTAATGCATTTTTTGTTAATTCTAATAATCCTTCTTTGTTCATTTTAAAATCTCCTCTTTCTTCTCTCTAATTTTTTATTTATAACCCTTGATAGGGATATTTACTAATTATCGTTCTATTAATTTATTAACTTAAAAGTTATATTTTATCTATATTTAATTTGTCTCTCTGTGATTTTACTAATTTCTTCTATAAATTTTTCGGCATTAGTATTTAAATCATTAAAATCGCAATTTACATTATATGTAACATTGTTAGGTCTTAATTTATACATAGTATTTCTTAATTGTTGATTTTCTTCTCTTGTAATAATTGAATCTATACCATCTAAATCGTCTTTGTTATCAGTAAATATCCTTACTGTATCTATCAAAGTATCACCAGTATGTATTCTTAATTCTTTTACAAAATACATTAATTTATACTTATTATATCTAATGTCTAATTTATTATTAATTGTATTTTTTATTGCAAATTTTAATTCTAAATCAAATATATCACCAATATTTATTTTTTCTAAATCATCATTTGTAGTAACAGTTTTGACTAATATAATTGTTGAATTCCAGTTTTTATCAATCATAACTTTATTCTGCCAAGTGATTTTAAATTCTTCTTTATCAAATTTAGAAAATTTAATACCTCCACAATCTAAATAAGCATATCTGTTTAAGTATTCTTGTTCTTTATTATCTAACATACAACATTCCTTCTTTTTAAATATATTTTAAAACATTAATTTGTTTTAATTACTAATCCATTAATAGTCTCATATAATCATCTATTATTTGTTGAGTATATTTATAACCTTTTGCATACTTTGGATACATAATACCATCTAAATCAAAATCTTCACTTGTTGCATTCTGTCTTAATTTCAATAAATTTTTTGACTTATTTGTAAACTTATTAATCATATCATTAATAAAATCAACTATAATAGGATTTATTTTTGTAAGTGTATTTTTCATTTCTTCTTCAACAACTTCTCCATTTACACAAAACTTGCCAGTAGATATGATGTCATTACTGTGATATCTAGATATTATTGTACTTCTCATTATTTGTGATAGTGTTTTTACAGACGATATAAATACATTATTAAAGTTTCTATACTCTTCTATAATATCTAAATCATAAAGTCTTTTTAGTTCTTCAATTTCATCCATAATAGCATCTTCTTTAATTTTAATTAGTTCTAATTGTTGCTTATTATTCATATCTATTCTCCTTTAGTGCTTGGTCACTACCCTTATATATTTTAAAACAACTTTTCAGTTGAATTAGACATTAAAACTGTAAGTTTATTGGTTTTTATTCTTCTATTAATTTATTTCGTTCACATTTATTTTTTACTCTTTCTCTCTAATGAACGCCAGTTATCTGTTATATAACCGAACGTCCATTTAGGAGAGAGAAAAGTTAAATAAATAAAGGGGTAAAATGAAATGTTATGAAAAAATTAAAAAGTATATCGCCACATTTATGACTACATATAGTGACTTGTAGGTTTAGAAAATTATACTATTACCTACCATATTAGATTATCGGAATTCTTGATTTTCACACCATTCAAACACGCATGGTTATCACGTTTGTTGTAGTTTTACGTTTTCCTAAAATTTATTATTTTTATAATAATACTTTTTATTTTGTTCGTTTTTTATTTGTTTTGCACATTTATTACAGTATTTTTGATTACTATTTTTAGTCTTTAGTTTAAATCTTTTCTTACAACATTCACATTCTTTCCAAACTTCACTATTCTTATATTCATAATAGTAGCTAATAACATTTTCAAAGTTATCAATATATATGAATTCTTCACTCTCTACATTTATATAATTTATTTTTAGAGAACTTGAATCACATGTATTTTTCATTAATATATATTCATTCTCATATAGGTTGTATAAAAACTTCTTTTGTTCGTCTCCTGTATATCCAACTTTTGCTTCCCTAAAAATATCAGAGATACAATTATTTATCCATCCATTGCTTTTTGGATTTTTTATAATATTTATCTTTTGATATATTAACATTATAAATGATATTCTTTCTAATATGTCATTATTTAATGTTAATATATTATTCCATTCTTCTTTAGTTATTGAGATTCTTTTAATATTTAATAATTCATAAGAATCATATTTTGATACGCTTTTTATCATTTGTTCCAATACAGGTTGCCACTTAGTTTGTTTATAACCTATATAATTTCCAGCCATAAATCTATGTAATGTTTCAACTATTTGTTCTTTATCCATACCATCCTTGAAATAATTCTTTGTTAATATTCTTAGCGTTTCTAATGGTTTATCTGATATCTCATTTTTATCAATAGCTTTATTATATATTTCCAATTCATTTAATATTACTCCTCGCATACTTTGTCCTCCAATTCTATTACTTTAAATTTTAACCCTTGCCATTCAATATCTCCGTTTTTATCTTGTAATGGATATTTATATTTCCTGTCATTCTTATTTAATAAGTTTTCAATGATTTGTTCCCCACAAATATCCCATGCAAATTGCCTGTGGTTCTTGCCCTTATAAGTTATATCAATGACAATATTACATAATATTTCACTATTTGAGCACATCTCAATGGCTTTAGTTTTAAAATTTTCAACAAATATTTGTCTTTGACTATCTTTTTCTTCCTTTGTTAATTTATATCTTGCAGTTTGCCCAAATTGCTTTTGTTGTCTTAAATATTCTCTATATAGATTTTCAATTTCTAAGTATGTATTTTTATCATATTTTACCTTAGTCTTTAATATCTCTTTGTCAAACCCATCAGAGTTATTAACTTTTAGTTTAATATCTTTGAATTCATCTTCAATTTTCCAACATATTTTATTCATAGTACATGGATTTGAAAATACTGGACTTTTATATTGTATTGAATTTAAAAACTTTATCTCATCTTCAGTTTTATTTTCCTTATTTTTTAATTCATCTAAAGTCAATCCAAATTTAATTAATGAGTTATTTTTAACATTTTTAATAAATGTTCTATATTTATTAAATAAATTGTCATAGTTATAAATAAAGAAATAAGGCTTTTTGTTTACCATTAATTTAATATTCTTATTTTTTTCTTCGCTTATTTCTTTACTATCTTCAAGTTTAACCTTATTACATTTATAATCATACCAATGTTTAGGCATTTGCTTAGCTTGAATTCCTTTTATTTTATCTATACTTTCTTGTTGATATGCTTGTCCACATATTATTCTATCCATTAATTCTTTATATTCTAATGTTCCTTCTTTTAATGAAGCTAATACATCGAACATTGCAGTAACTCTATTAGTAATAGTTCCAATATCATCACCAAAACCATTTTTATTTGATTTTTTTAATAAGCTTTCAGTAACTTTTACTTTACTTGCTGACTTTTGTTCACAAATAATAGCTAATTCATTTCTAGTATTTCTAGTAATGACATCATCATCTATTTCTATTTCTGCATCTGAATCAAAATCTGCCCCGTTCATAGCATCTGTTGTAGTATCCCAAGCATTAAACACTGTCATAGTTCTTATGTATTTAAACCATTTTCTTAATTCTTCATTATCAACTAATTTATGTTTTCTAACATTATTGTGAGAAGTCATAGGTGAACGGAATCCTACTATTTCTTTTTTCCCCCTATCTGACCAAGTCCTACTATAGAATTCTCCTTTTTTCAATAAACCCGTAATTGGTAATCCAAACATTGACTGACAGAGTGCATACATATCGCCTATAATTATTGAGTACGAACCATTAGTTTGAATTACACCTTTCTTAGCTTCCTTTATTGTTTTTTCAATCATTTTATATATTTTACTTTTAACATATGAATCTTGTAACACTCTTTTATCTATTGTTAAAGCTCTTATATAATCATAATCTGATTTCAGAATATTGCCTTTTGTTATATGTATTCCTTTTGAAAATAGAATTGATTTTATATAATCACCACTTATAACATCTTTTATATTATTTACTGTTTCGGATGTTAATTCAGTAATATCTTCATCTGATAAGTTATAACTTTGTAAGTATTGATAATTCATATTTCTTTTTATTTCTAATTCTTTAGGAGTAACTTTTGTAACACTTAGTAAAAAATTATTCTTTTTACAATTGTTCAAGTAATCGTCTATATCATCATAAGCGTTCCATAGTTTTAGCATATTAGTAGTTAATATAATATCAATGTTTCTAATGTCATGTTTATTTCCCCAAGCATCTATAACTTCATATGTACCAGCTATTTCTTTTGCAAACATTTCAAAATCATAAGTCACTAGCATTCCTTTTTCATATGACCATCTTGAGTTTACTCCACTTGGGATATAATCAGCAACTATATCCCCATTATCGTCTCCTTTAGTTAATCCCAAGTCAATAGCCCATTGTTCCATAATTGAAGGTCTTACCATTCCTCCGCCATCTGTAAAGTCTTTGTCAGCTTCATATTCAACATTATGGTCTACTTTAAATCCACCTTTATCATTATCATACACTCTAATAACTTTATCTTTTATGTGAGTAGTTCCATCTTTAATAACTAATATTCTATCTGTTTGAGTTACTGGAGTAGATACACTTGCAGATAATGATTTATAAGCTTCAAACTTTGCTGGTATTATTGGAACGTCTTTTTTTCTTCCATTTTCTAATCTATCATTTAATTCTTTATGTATTTCCTCAGTACAAAACATTACTGTATTTCCTTTTACACCTCCAGTAGTACCAATTAATCTTTTATATCTCTTCCCATTTATAAATACACCTTTCTTTCCAGTTGCTCTATCAAAATCTGATTTTTTATCAAATACAATTGCTATATAATCTTTGATATATAACATTTTATCCAATTCATTATATAATTCCATTATTTTTTCTTTATTTTTTTTACTATTCTTATCATTTTTTACATCTTTAATTTCCTTTTTGATTTCTTTAATTTGTTTTTCTGTGTTGTTAATATTTCGTATTTCTCTTATGAATCTTAATAACTGACCATCCCCTAATGATATTAATTCTTCATTGTCTCTAGCTTCTTTTAAATTTATATCCAAGCTCCATTTGCTTAACTTTAATCTTGATGAATGGATTTTTAATATAAATCTTTGACTATACAATTGCTTAGACATTCTGTCACTCTCCCTTTATTATAAATTAATTTTTTTATGATTAATCTTCATCAATCCAACCTTCTCTTACCATCATGTTATAAGTTGCAATACCCTCTCTTTCATCATCAAGTTCTTCTTGTTCTTCTTCTGTCAATTCATCATAAGCTTTTCCATATTTATTATCTGAATCTAAATCTAGTATTTTTTCATAATATTTATATTCAAATTCATCAATTTTTTCTTGAGTCTCAATACATTCTTTAATATTTAAGTCTGCTTTGATTACATATTTTGTTATATTTTTAAAAATATTAATAGTTTTAAAATACTTTGTATCATAATGGTTATTAAAATTACAATAAAATTTATTGTCAAAATCAGTTTCATTCTTGAAATCAGGCAATTCTTCTTCAGAATCACAATAATTATTATATTTTGCAAAATTAGAATAATTTATATCATCTGTTACTGATTCTGATTGAATTTGACATTGAATTTTATCATCTTTATACTCAAATATTAAAATTATACAACCGTTGTAATCCCAATCTCTATCTAATGGATTATCTTTCAATTCAAAGCATATGTCTTGTATTATTCCATTTTCAAATTTATTATCTAATACTTTATATTCATCTAGTATATCAAACCCGTTTCTTTTAATTTCATTTACCAAATTATCTACTGATGATAATATTTCTTTTATTTTACTACTCATTTCCATTTTACATTTCTCCTTTATTTTTCATTCTTTATTTATTTTAAATTCCCAAAAAAACACGCATTTGATTTAAACTTTATTTATATTAATTTATTAATCATTATACAATACACTATTCTTTATCAGTTTTTATTTACTGAAACCAAAAGATTTTAATTCTAAGACGTTTTTATTACTTAGTCAACAAAGTATATTACTAACTAATTTTTAAAATTAAAACCCAAATATTTTTAATTTAATAACATATATAATTAAATCAAAACTTTATCTGAATTTAATATAAAAATATTGACTTAACAACTTATTCGACTACGTATGCTAGAACCTGAAATAGACTAAATGTTTTAATCTGAGTAAATACTTTTTAACACCTATTACGTTTCTCTCTAGCTAATATCATACGTTGTCTTAATACTTCTCTTTCTTCATCAGACAACTCTCTTTTATTTTCATTTAGCAATCCAGCTTTTCTATATGTATCTTCATTATTTCTAAACCATTTAAATAACTTTAAATTCTTTTGACTAAATGGACTTATTCCTGCTCCACTAGTTCTTATATTAAATACATCTACTAACTTATCTAAATCTTTTTCATCAAAATGTATTAATACTTCTGATTGAGTCATATTTTTATAATTAATTTTTAAACTATCTAGTTTCTCTATTAGTTTATTCGATAGAACACCATCCCTATAATATACCAACGTATTCTCATTATAACGATAAACTTGTCCTTTATTACTACAATATATGTATAAGTCTTCTTTATTTGCTGGCTGTAATGTATTTCTATCGAACTCAACTACCACCCTATATGTATTACGATACTTTAACATTATATTTCCTCCTTATTTCTATTAATTTATTAATATGTATTACTTATCTTTATTATATCTCTTAACTTTATGTATGTCTGATGGTTTTAATTTCCCTGTTACATCTATACCCAGTAGATATGCCTCCGTCATCCAATCACACTTACTCCCCGTACTATATTCATCTAAATAACTGTAATCATCGTAAAACCCTCCTAAATATTGATTCCATTCTCTATTAAAATTTTTCCTTTGTTCTGTTACTTTTAAAATTCCCATCTTTCTATACCATCCTTTTCTTTCTTATTATTACTTATTTCTATTAATTTGTTATTTTTTATTGTATTCTCAATATTTTTAATCATTTTATATAATTCACTCCAATCACTTGATCTTAAACCATTGTATTGTTTATTCCAGTCATAAACTCCAAATACTACTCTATAATCAGCTAAACCATTCATGCTCTCAATTGCTTCTATTTTATCATCAATGAATATATCACATTTACCTACGCTTGATTTATCAAAACTGTCTAAAAATATTAATTCTACATTTGGAAAAGTTTCTTTTATCCATCTTTGTGTTATTGGTCGTCTTAACATATCATGTTTTGTTGCTATTTTTACAATGTTGTCATTAGATAACTCCTTTATTATTTCTATAGCTTTATTAAATACAACTAATGTATCTCCATAGAAATCCTCATGGTCAAATAATTTAAACAATTCACTTAATTCTTCCTTGTTTTTTATCATCGGTGAGAAGTTCCATGTGTAATTATCTTGATATAATATCTTTTTATCATTTAGTTTGTTATGTAAGTTAATTATTGATTTACAAGTATCTATGGTTGTACTATCTAAATCTATAACAATAACCAATTAATTCACTCCTTTTTAATACTATTAATTTATTTTATTCTAGTAAGCCACTTTTGTTGTATTTTTGTCTGTATTATGTATTTGTAACCAGTTATATAATTCATCAAACTCAATTTCTTCTTCAGAATTCAAAGTTTGACTAAAACTCCTTGGTTTCAATTCATCAAATCTAGCTTGATTCCTTTCATATAAGTCTAATTCCTCCTTTCTTGATTTAAATGATGCAAATTGAATTACATTACTCATAATCCTCACCTTCTTTCTGTTCGCATTAATTTGTTTATTGATTACTATGGAAGTTTAGTGATTTAATTACTATCTTTTCCATATCTTTATTCTACTACTATTATTTAACTTTGTCAAGCTTATTTCTTTTAATTTGTTTAAATGTTGATTTGCACTTTTTTAGCTAACACTATCAAGTCAAATAACGTCATTTTAGTCTGAGAGCATAAAGGACTATATCTATTTTATAAGACCTTATTGTTATCAGCAAACTCCGACTTGAGTCGTTTTGTCTGAGACCCATTCAGAATGAAGTTAACTAATAATACTAAATACTAATATAACTAAATTTACTAATAAGATTTTCTTGCTGACGCATTAGTTTTTCTTTTTGTGTCTTTTATTTTATTAGTTTTTTGTATTGGTCTTCTAGTGATTTTAATATTTCTATTTCATTTTCTGTCTTATCTACCTTTTTATTTAAAATATTAATCTTTTGTTTTAATGATCTTTTATTATTTATTTTACTTTTCTCTTGCTTATTCAATGGTATTACAGACTTATCTTTATTTTCAATTAATATTCTATTGTCTAATAATTCTTTATCTACCATTCTGCAATAATATGTTTTAGTTGCTTTATATTTTCCATTAACTATTTTATAGCCTATATTATCATAATATAATAATCCCATTCCATCTTTTAAAGCCTTTATGTATTTTAATACTGTATTCTCGCTTATATCTAATAATACGGCTATTCCTTCTATTGATGGAAATGCTAATTTATATATTTCTGATTGTTCATTATTTTCTATTAATCTCATTATGTATAGATATAAATGTGTAATTAAATATCTGTCAATTTTATGATCATTACAATAATCCAATATTGCTTTCAACTCTTTATAATATAGTATGGTAAAATTATTCTCCATATCATTTATTAATTCAGCAAAGAATATATCTGTTTTATTTTGTTTAGTTGTTTCTTCTATATTTATTTCATTATCACATTCTATGTTATCACTAAAGAATAATATTTCATTGTCCTGAAAATACTTTAAAGTATCTATAATATATTTGGTTCTATTAGTATTGCCAGTAGTTGTATTTAATCTTTGGCATAGGTATCTCACACTAAATAAACAAGTATCACTTCCACTTCTACCTTGCAGTAATATAGTTAATAATAATAACTTATTAGATTCTAATTTTTTATCTCCATTTATAAAGTCATTAGGTATCATTATAAATTTTTCGCTCATTATTTACCCTCCTTTCCTAATTCCTATACTACCATATTATTATAATTAATTCAATACTTATTTCTATTAATTTATTAATCTATGATTTTTCTTACACAAAACTACTTTTATTAAAAGATAATTAAAAACATAAAAAAGATGTAATATTTCTACTACATCTCGCATATATTTATATATAGGGATTAAACGCATTCATTTGGCTCTCTAAGGCGTTCTATTTTTAGACAACAACTAATACCTTTGATGGGACAAGTCTTGAAATTGAGGGTTATTTTGATGTTTAAGTAAATGAATCTGATATAAGGTGTTATTTGGTTATGTTATTATATGAAAAATGTCGCTCTCCAGTAGACTGTCTTTCTCCACGACATACTGCTGAAACTTTGTTTCCATGACATTTATAAAATCGTCCTGCTTCTCTAGCTGAATCAAAAATCAATCCATCATCTAAACAAATAACTTTTTTACTATTTATCTTTCCACTTTTTTTAATTTCTTCTTTAGTGTCATAATAACATAAACCCATTTCATTTCCCACTTTGAGAAAATTTGTTATACTACTTTGTGATAATTTCATTATTTTACTTATATCACCAGTAGCCATATTAGGATTATTTTTCTTATATTCACAAGCTTCTTTTATTCTTGATGATAATGAAAAATCAAAACATTTATTCCAATCAATTTTACTTAAATCAAATAATTTATTTAGTTTTTTACTATTTAATATATTTTGTCTGATATATTCAAATCTATCCTTACTTCCATAATTACAATCTATTCTAATTGGTTTTTCAATACCATTTAAAACAGCTTGCTCATCCTTATAATCATCTATTGACTTAGATTTTTCCTTGGTTTGTCCACTTCTATTATTATCTTTTATATGCCAACCACCATCTGTTTCAAGTATGTATTTTTTATCTTGTATTTTAAAGTAAAAATCATACCTTCTAGGTTTAATCCAATCAGGATTATATTCAGTTATAAAATCTACGTTTAACTGTTCAAAAATATTAAACATTATCTTTTGTGCCACAGAAATTCCATCACTGCATTTAGGACAACAATAATTTTGCTTAATAAAAAATACTATTATCATTTCTTTTTCGCAACCACAGTCTGGACATTTGAATATAAAATTATCTTTACTTCCGTATGAATGAGTATAAGTATCTTCTATGTTTTTGAAATACTTCACTAAATATGGGTGAGTAGTTGCAATGTCATTTATACCTTTCACTACTTTATGATTTGAACAAACTTTACAACCACAACCTTTAATTAAATCATATTCTCTTATGGTATCTATATCTCCATCTATTAAGCACTTATACTCATAACTTCTTATATTTTTTTCTCCAACTCTAATTTGTTTTATTATTTTAATTTTACCATTATTGGTGGTTATAATATCCCCTACATTATATTCAAACCCTACTTTTTTACTGTTTTTTCTTTTTATCCCTAAACAATTCGAGATTTTTATTTTTTGAAAATTACTAGTTGTTGTTATATATTCTATGTCTTTATATCTTGTTTTAATTTTATTTTCTTCTATATAATATTCTACAATCTCAATAAATCCCTCAATGTCTCCATATACAAAATGTACAAATTTACCTACTAATTCTTTCCAGTTAATTAACTTACCTCTATGTGGTAGGTATTCTAATGATAATTCCTTTTTTACTATTTCTGTTTTTTCTTTCATTTTTAAATCAACCTTTCTTGTTTAATTTATTATCAACCTATTTACGAATAAGGGAAAACGTAGGTTGATTAAAACGTCTTTTATTTAGATGATCAGTCTAAACTATCCCTTACTTATATATTACTCCTTTTATATGTAAATGTCAAATATTATTTTCTTTAATTTATTTCAAATCAATTCTTTTTTTATAAATAAAAAGACTATTAAATTTAGTCCTTTTATTTATATTTTTCTTAGATTAAATACCGACACATGAAATTCCGATTGATTACCGACTTAATTAATTTCATCATAATATTTCTTATCAATGGTAATCCCACCTTCTTTATACCAACAATTCAAAAAATACTCCCTTGGATCTATATTTTTATTATACGCATTTTTTAGCATCACATATCTAAGTAAAGCCTTGATATATTCTATTTTCTCAATATTACCATCTACAATACTACTAAATTCCAATTCAGTAATTCCTATTTCTAATAGTCCTTCTCTTAGTTCACTAAAAGTACAGTATCTATCTTTAAAATAACTACTATCTTTAGTCGGCATTTTATCCAAAGCGACTTCTTTAAATTTAGTCGGTTTTTTATCCAAATGAACAATCTTAATTATATCCTTTTCAATAGAAGATTCAACAAAATCATATTCATTTAAAATATCTATACCTTCTTTAATAGCTTGCTTTCTATGTTTCTCCTGTTTAGCATTCATAGGTATTCTATCCATATACTTTTGTATATTAGCCCTAGATATATACCCGTCTCCTAGCCATTTACGAGAAATTAAATATATATTTTTAGAAATTAGATTTTTGATTTCATTAGCTTTATCTCTATTATAATAAAGTCTATAATTATTAGCTATACTAAGATATAAAAACATACTCATTTTGATTTTAGTAACGTCTTTTCTCTGATGTTCTTCATTTAAACAATTGTCAGTATTCCTATGACAACCATTAAAATATAAGCAATTATCACAATCATATTCAATATAATTTTCCATACTATCTAAATAACTAAAAGTTTTTTTTGAGTCGGTAATATATCTCTTTTTTACTGGATCATATAATCCTCCATGGTGTTTGCTAGATATTTTTGTACCTACCAATCTTTCAATAGATTCCTTGATAGCACTTCTTTGTTGCCCACTAGTACTATTATATCCTAATGAGGTCGCTATATTATCTATAGAAATAAAATCTATCATCAAGTCAGACTCAGTAACCTTGCTTTCATCTATTTCTAATTCTAGTATACCTTTATCTATTTTACTCCATACATAAATGTCCTGTAATGCTCTTAAAGTCTCTTTGTCTTTTAAGGTAGGTACACCTAACGCACCATGACCACTAACTTCAATTCCCCTTTTTATTTCTACACCATCTTCAATAGCAGTCCATTCATATTCAACAAATGTTATTGGCATAGGCTTTCCTTTATCATCTTTTGCAATTCGATATGGTGCTAAAAATGGAGTTTGAACTGAGTTTCCGTCCATTATAGATTCACCATTCCTTAATTTTATGACTTTAGTTTTTCCAATTACTGATTTAAATGCTTCTTTATTTTTGCTACTAGATTTACCCATAAGAATCTCCTTTTCCACAAGTTTATCCACAATAAAATTACGATAATATCAATATGTTGCGTAAGTTTTCCACAGTTTATGTTGAATCTAGGTGTTTATAAGTAATATTATATGATAAAATGCCGACATTGTATAGATAAAATACCGACTATACATAGATAAAATACCGACTACTAACACATTACTAACAGATAAAATACCGACCAATAGTAGATTGATTACCGACCGAATGCACTTCAAAGTGTCTTATACCAATTGTTTTCAGCCCCCTATATTCTATTTAAACTATTCTCTTCTTAAAATAGTCTTTAGACTATTCACTAAAAAGGAATAAAACAACACAACTCTTCTCTTTTCTGTTCCTAAAATAGTAAGTCGGTATTTAGTCATTATAAAATAGAAATCTAAATAATAATTGGATTGAATACCGACTAAAATAGCTTATAATTATTCCTTTGACTAAAACCACCTTATCGTAACTTCTAAGCCTTCAAATCTTAAGACAACAACTATTACCTTAAAACTCCTATCTCTATTCCTAGAGCATGTTAGAGTGTCAGAATATAATTCCTTAATCGACAATATTATATTTATGTTACTTAATTACTTCTTCAGATGGAATATTCTGTATATAAAAGATTTTGGTTGCTGATTTTTTAATTGTTCTATTTCAAATTCCAAAGCTTTAATCTTCTCATCTTTAAGTGTTTCTCTTAAGTTTTCAACTAAGGTTACATCTCTTTCTTTGATTTTTTCAAACTCATTTTTTATTAAGCTACTTTGATTTAGTATCTTTTCATCAATGTGTTTTTTCATATTTTCTTCAGACATTTGATTATGCTCATCAATTACCAATTCTAATTCTATTTTTCTACTTTCTTCTTTTTGCAATTCAATTTGTTCTTGTAAATTTTTAAATTCCATTAAAAAATCTTTCAATTGATTTTTAACTTCGATTCCCACATCTGTTCGTATTGACTCCATTAAACTAATATCATTGGTATTTATTAAGCCTAAATCATTATTATCAGTAAAACCTTTTACTTTTAATTGTTCTCTAATATGTTTTATACCATATCCCTTATCACGCATAGCTTTTATCCATTCAAACTGATCTACTGATTTTTGAGTATACGTTAGTCTACCATTTATCTTCTTTACATATAAAAACTCTTCAAATTCATCAGCCCATGAACGTATTACATGAGGTGGTATATCTAATTCTTTACCTATTTGAACGGCATTTTTTATACATTCAGAATCATCTGGCACACCTACATAAGAAACATCATCAAAATTCATTAATAATACCTCCCTATTAAACTAAATTAATATAAAAATAACATATAATTAAATTAAAGTAAAGAAATTAATTGACTTTAATTTAGTAAAATTATAACATTACATTAGTTTAAAAGTTTAGATGTATTAGTTTAATTTACATTATAACTATTAAATATTTAATTTAGTTTAATTTAATATATTGGTAATTTTAGTTTAGTTTAATTTAATTATTCAAATAATTATCACATAAATTATACAATAACTATATATTAATCATATAAATTCTTGTAATATCCAAATAATTTTATATAAAACTATAAAAATTCTAATAAATATCATTACTATTCACAAAGTAGTCAAAACATGAATAGTTAATAGGTTAATTTGACTATTTTATGAATAGTAATGACTAATACATGAATAGATATAATAATATTTAAAAAGTTATGGTTGCATTTTGATAATAACTTGAATATAATAGAAATACGAACATATGAAGGAGGTATTACCAAGTGTCTATTTTAAACAGTAACTCATTTTTAGTATTAAGTGCTGTTAGGAACAAGCAAGACGACTTAGGTTTATGTGAAGCTAGGGGAATGACAAAAGATATGATAGCTAAAAAAATAAATTTAAGTTCAAGCACAGTAAATCGTGCATTAAATGCTTTAATGGAATATGAACTAATAGCTGAAGGTGTAAAATTGGTGAATACAAAAACTTATTATATCCTACCTAAAGGTGTAGAAAGATTAAAAGAAATATATAGTAAAAAGGGAGATGTTAAATAATGAAACGTGATAATCTATTAATAGCTGGTTTAGGGCAATGTGGTAATGTATTAGCAGATTTAATGAGAACAGTAAATGAAAGATATACAAGTATTTATATTAATTCAAGTTTAGGAGATATAAAAGGACTTCGTTTTGCTGATATTGATAGTAATGTTTTTATTTATGGTGGAGCAGACGGGTCAGGAAGAAATAGAGAAAGAGCAAATAAATTTATATTAAATGACCAAGTTAGATTAGCTTCTTTTTTAAAAAAATATGCTCAGTTTAAATATATTTTAATATTCACGGCAATGGGTGGAGGGACTGGATCAGGTACTGTACCTGAATTTATAAGAACTATTAAAAAGATATTTCCTAATATGATAATTAATGTTGTTGGAGTTTTGCCAAGTCTTAAGGAAGACAACTTACAATTAAAAAATGCTTTAGAATGTTGTGAAGAATTATCAGAAATATCTAATTTAATTAATGATATAAAATTTATTAATAATAACAAACGTGACACATATGAAGAAATTAATACTGAATCAATTAAATTAATAAATAAATCCTATAGTATGTTAGGACATGATGCAATTGGTAGTATAGATGAGGATAATTTAACTAATGTTACTACGTCTAAAGGATATGGAATTGTATTGCAATTACCAACTAATTATAGTTCATTAGAGGATGCAATAAGTGAAGCTCAAGAAAAAAGTGTATTTGCACTGCCAAATGATTTAGACTGTGAGTATGGAGCTATAAATGTTACAGAAAAATACAATATAGCAGATATACTTGAATTAATAAATGCTGATAAAACAATGTTTAAAACTTATGGAAAAAGTAACTTAATTTGTCTTGGTGGTTGTGAAACTCCAAATGACGATATAGAAGACATTGAATCAGAATTAACAGAAAGAGAATTAAAAAAAGGAAAAAATAAAAATCGTGGTTTTTCTTTTAAATCCAAACATACTAACAACACTAAAACTAATGAAAAATCTGAAACTATAGAAGAGACTAAATTTGAAGATATTATAGATGATGATGATATAGATAATTTATTTAGTAGAGCAATGAATGATTTCAAAAGATAACTAAAGTCCAAGCACCTACTTTAGTAAAATAGAGTAGGTGCTATTTTTATACCTTTTTTAATAAAAACTACTGATAATTATGTAAAATTCAATGTTTTTTAGTAAGTTTTGGTAAAAGTATTGATAAATTTAGTAACACTTTATTAAGTATTACATAAAATATTAGTATAAGAAGTATGAAAGGAAAATTTAAGTATGAATAGACAAACAACATTTTCGTATAAAAATACTACAAAAGATACAGAACTTTACCTAGCAATAAAGAATCTTGAAGAAAAATCTGAAACAATAAAAACTATATTATATCAGGTTTTAATTGAAGGAAAAGAACTAAAAACTCCTGAATATCCCCAAAAATAAGCCTACCCCATCAATGAGTAGACTTTATCCAAATAACTTCGAATGTACGTGTACACTCTAAGTATATGAAAATAAAAAGTAAATTGTTACAAAAATTTAATATTATCCAAAATAAACTGCAAAACAAGCAACTCCGTATGCGATAGTATATCCTAATGTAATTGCAAATGGTATTGTCATAAAATCAACTCCTATAATTTAATATTTATAGTCTAACCAAATTCAAAATAATTATTCAGGAGGAATTTATTAATGGAAGTAGTAATGAATCGTACTCAATTTTTAGATTGGAAGTATGGTGGCAAAACTACAATCGATATAAAATTAGAAAACTTAGGAATAAAAGATAGTAGAAAATTCGAAAAACAATTAGTAATTGGAATTGCAACAACTTTATTTATAATTAGTAATCCAACCTATGTTTTTGCAGTTGACCTTGGATCTATTGATGCATTGGGGAATACATTTTTAAATATAATAAGAAAAGTTGGTTATTGGATAGCATTAATATCAGCGTTAACAGATATAATTAAAACAGGTATGCGTGGTGGAAATAATACGGCTGAAATAGGAAAAATAATAATGAAATATCTATTGATTTATGCAAGTTTATACCTTATGCCTTATTTATTTGATTTAGTGAAAGGAGCGTTTTAATATGATAAAGGATTTAATAATTGCAACTTTTAAGGATATAGCCTTGGGACTAATAGGTTCATCTTACTGGATATGTTTATTTGTCTGTATGATAGCAATAATTTTCTACATGGCAGGTTCTAAAAAAGCAGGAAGAACTGCAAGTATAAGTTTTATTGTTTATGTACTATCTCAAGCGATTAAAATGGGGATAAAATAATGGAAGTTTTGAAATTAAGTAATTATTTTCAATTAATAAATCCGACTTACACATACATTCAAATAATGCCACATAGGAGTATTAGAAATTACAATAGTTCTAATATAGCTAAAGCTATCAGCCATACCTACAAAGCAATAAATAAAAGAGTGCATAGAGAACAAAAAAAGATATTTTTAGAAACTAATTTCAAAATAAGTTATATTGTAGATATAGTAAAAAATAATGCTAGTTTTTATTTTCTAGTACCAACGGTTTATAAATCTATTATATTAGAAAAAATTACAGAAATATGGAATAAATCTACAGTAAAAGAAGTGGAAGAAATACCAACATTTTCATTAAATTCTTCCACTTACTCACTTAGCTACAAAAAAAATGACTGTTTATCTTTAACTGTTGATAAAAAAAGTAATGAACCTTTAAACTCTATTATTAATGTTATGGATATAATGCAGGAACAGGACAAGGTGAGAATAGCTTATAATTTTATGCCCATAACTCAAATTGGTTGGAGAGAACGATATGAAGATATGGAGCAAAAAGTTAAAGATAGTAAACCATTAGAAAAAAAAGCTACATCATTTGAATTTATAGTAAAAACACTTATAGGAACTGTATTAACCACATTAGATTGTGTACTAGATGTCTTGAATGATTTTACCGGAGGAAATACTTCTGATAAAGATGTAAGTCTATATAAATCAGTTATGTCTATTCTATCTGAACAAACTACTACATCTAAAGCAACTAAATCTAAAAAGGAAGCTACTATTATCAATACTCAAATTGCAGTTATCTCTGAAAGTATTGATAGAACTAGACAAGAGAATAATGCTTTAAGTGTAAATCAAGCATTTCATGTGTTAGATGAAGATAATGAATTAGTATACAAAAAAGTTAAAAATAATATAAACATAGAAGACTACGATTTTAAAACAGATATATCTATGTGTAGTAGTGATGAATGTCAAAACTTTATTCAAATACCAGCAGATACATTATTAAAAGATTATAAAATTGACCATATAGAAAATACAGAAACCGAAGTTCCTTTGGAATTAAGACAAGGTATAATGTGTATAGGAGATAATATTTGTAAGGGTATACCTCAAAAAGCTTATATATCTACGGATAAAGATTTCCGAAATTTAACTTTATGTATAATTGCACCAACTAGAAGTGGAAAAACTAACTTATTAAAAAATTTAGCAAGAGATTCTATAATTGGAGGAGAATGCGTTATATTATTTGATTTCTGTGGAGAGTGCGAATTTTCTCAGGATGTTACAAATATTATAGATAAAAATAAAATTTTAAATATTGATTTATCAGATTTCAATAAACTACAGGGTTTAGGATTCAATGAACTATTTACTAATAGTAATGATAAATTTGAAATATATAAAAGTGCTAAAATGCAAACATCACAATTGGTAAGCTATATCAATTCTATTAATATTAATAGTGAATTAGAACCGAGAATGAATAGATATTTGAAGGCTTCATCATTAATTGTATTTATTCAAAAAGGTAGTATTAAAGATGTATTTAATGTGTTAGAAAACTATAAAATTAGAGAACATTTTGTGAACAAAATACCAAAGAATCAATTAGAAAATTTAGAAGAATATATTTTGGCATTACAAGAATTAGATGATAAAAGTAGGGGTACTAAAGCTGATCCATCTGAAGTAATTGGAACTAAGATTTCATTTATTCAAGGCATATTAAACCGACTAGATACTATTAAAAGCAATACCTATATGGAATTAATGTTAAAACAGGATTGTAGTCATAATATTAATCTAATAAAAGAAATACAAAAACCACAATTGATATGTCTTAGAATGCCAGAGACAATGTTTAGTACTGATGAAGAGCGTGATGTATATTGTAATTATTGGATGAATAAAATTTGGGGAGCATTACAACAACGTCATTCTATCATAAAGGAAGAAGACAGAATTAAGGTAAATTTATTCTTTGATGAATTATATCAAGTTCCTACAACTCAAACATTCCTTAAAACTAAGCTTAATCAAATAGCAAAGAAGACATGTAAACCTATCATAAGTTGTCATTCACTTGAGCAAATAAAATATATTAGACCAGAATTAAAGAGTGCAAATACAAGTTATATGCTAATTGCAGGATGTACTAAGGAAAATTATTATGAAATGAAAGAGGAGCTTGATCCTTATGAATTAGAAGATTTAGAGAGTTTAAAAAGATACCATAGTTTAAATCTTATAAAGACAAGTGATGGATATGCTAAATTTATAACTAAGTTGCCATCAAAGATAGGATAAAATAGTTTTTAATAACTTGAATATTACATTAATTTATTACACAAGATAACAATATCATAAACGAAAGAAGGTTTTTATATGAGTGGTAGTATAGTAATGTTTGATGCTTTTAAAAGAGATTTTCAAAAAGCTTATCCAAATGAAGAATTTAAAATTGACGATGTAGATAAAATGAATCAAGTAATTGAAAATTTGTATCATACTCAAAATTATGAAATAGATAATGAATATCATGTACTAGAATTATACTAAATAAATGATAACCTAGTGTAGTATATATAGGTACTTAGATTCTAATTTTTAAAATATACCCCTCCCTATATTGGACTCGGTCATACGTCATATATTAATTCTAAATGGTATTATTTTCTTATAGTAATACTTGGAGTTATTGTATATAATTTAAGTGTGTAGATTATACTATTCTCAATTACTTTTTTGTTTTTAATATTTTAGATATATTAACCACTAACCCTTATTAAGAAACTGTCTTTAACTTTTATTAGTTTGAGATGGTTTCTTTTTTGTTTGAATTATTTATTTGAAATATAGAATTTAGACAGGCTTATACATTGAATGTAAGTAGGGTATTTTGAATTTTAGGTAATAGTAGTTGCGTTTAAATTTAAAGTGGGAGAATTGACGAGAGAGTGATTAGAATTTATATTGGAAATTTTTATGGATTTATGTTAGATGAATTAGTACGTTTAAACAAATTAATATAAATAGTTGACACACTATGGTAAAAGTTGTAATATAATAGACGGACAAGATTTCTATTTGTTCAAAAAAGGTTTTTACAACTTAATAAATTAATATAAATAATAAAGAAAGAGAGTGGTTAAATGAAGGACAAGCAAATTGAGTTAGACGGTGTTATTATTCCTTATTGTGAGGAAGGAGGTGAGAAATGGTATCCGATTAAGTATGTAGTAGAGCAATTTCTATTAAAAAGTTATAATCCTACTATTTTAAAAAATAAACACGAGTATTATGTGAAAAGATATATTATTGATTATACTTTTAAAGGTACAAGCCCACAAGAGACTAATTGTATGAATAAAGATGGTTGGATTAAATATTTGAGTGAATGTAAATTAAATAAGAATAAGGATATTAACAAATTAAAAAGACATAATATATTTTGTGATTATATTGGATGCGAGAATAAATATGATATAGTTAGAAAAGTTGAATATGATGATTACATGAAATACTGTATTGAAGAATATATGTCTGAACATATTAATGAAGATATAAAATGGTATACTTGTGTTAAATGTGAGAGAAAGTTTCCCTTAGATAATAAATTCTTTCTTCCAGATGATAGGGTAGATGATGGTTATACTCATAGATGTAAGAATTGCAAAACTAGTACATATCCTATTATATGTAATAACTCATATGTTAGAAATATCTATAAAGCGTTTGGTAATGATGGATTTAATATATATAAACAAGACATAATAAAATTTTATAATACATATTGCCATAATAAATCTTTTGAATTTAAAGGTAGTCTTGATAATGAATTAAAAATAATACAATGGTATTATGATAATAATTTAATAAATAAGGAACAATTACATAAAGATTATATAACAAATTACTTTAATTTTAAATTTTATAAAATTGACAATATAAAATTGAACAAACTCATTAGCAATAATGATTGCAAAAATAGACCTTGGTCATATCCTAATTATACAATTGACAAGTTATCATTTGATGAGGGGAAAGATATATTTGAGAGATACATTAAAGAAAATAATGTACATATTGATGATATATTAACATTTAAAGATTATGAAAAACTACTAATGGGAGCAAAGTTAGCTCAATTTACTGGTGGTAATTGGACAGCCTTAGAATTTATTGTTAAATATTATAATAATAAATTTGCAGGATATAAATTTATATTGAAGTCAACTAATTATTATAAAAACAAAGGCAATATGATTTTTGATATGAAATATTATATAGAGAAAGATTTAAATATTCCGATAGATAAAATACCTTTGTATGTTACAAAGTCAGCATTACATCAAAATGCCAGCCCTTTATATTACGCTTTATATAAGAAAAAAAGTTATAATACTTTATTTGATTGGATTAATGATTGCTATCCTAATAAATTTATAGAATTGGACTTTAATGTAAATCCATATAGAAGTAACTTTGATAGTTTAGAAGAAGCTCAAGTAGATGAACAGATAAGAAGTAAATTGGGTAATATAATACATAATGAACGAAATAGACCAGATACTATAATCATTAATGGAATGACTCCAGATTGGATAGTTTGCTTAAATAAAGGTACGTATCTTGTAGAGTACTGGGGAATGTATAATAATAGTGATATTAGTAAATCTACGGGAGTTCAGTATTATATGGATAAAATGAAAAAGAAATATATAAAATATGGAGAATTGATGAAAGTAGGGTATAAACATTTATACATATATCCATATGATTTAAAATGTGGGTTTCAAGGATTGCACAAAAAATTAGATTCTATAATAAATTAAAATATATAAATTGGAAATTAGAGATGTACGATAAGGACAAGTAGTGCGTCTCTTTTTATTGTATGTAAATAATTGGTCTTAGGCTTGTGATATCAATAGGTTAAGGGTAGTTAATGCGTATTTAAGATTACTTATATTTATAAGTTTGTTAGTATGTATCGTTCTATAGGTTGGTATGACTTGGTTCGAGGATTATCTAATAGATAATATGTTCAAATTTTTAATTTTTAAATAGTTCAACATGTTGGTATGACAAGCCTCGACGATTGCTTTAACGATGTTAAAAATGGTTAATGTTCGTGTTTTTATGCTATCGTCAAAATCCAACCTCCATATCCGACATAATGTGATGTGGCACTATTACGTTCAGCAAATGAACACTAAAATGTAAAACACGCCCCCCTATACCTATAAGCATACAAACCAGCACAATTATATCCAATAAACCACACAACTAAACCATAAAAATACCACTTTTTAGCACATTAAAACCTGCAAAGCTAGTCATACAAACGGTTACAAACCAACTTCACTAAATGTATATTTAATATAGTACATATATAACTTGTTTGCATATAATTACTGATTTATGTTAGATATTATCATGCTCATATTGTATCAAATGTTACATATCTATTCTTAAAATCAATCTTTTATCTACTCATACGATAGGGAACTGGTCAAGGTCTGATTTTTAAAATACGAACTATTATTGAATTTACTGGTTTATTTTTCGTTTTAAAGCAACTGAGGTTGTTATAACACTTATAGTATATCACAATACATATAAAGTATAACATATATAAACATTCAACAACAAACTGTATAATATAAACACTAATACAATGCCATTAATATATCATACACAACTACAATAGTATACACTAAACAAACCATAACTAACATAAAGTATACAATATTAACGATATTCAATCTATTAGTATAACATATATAATTAAATAGTATATCACATATAAAACTATATAAACTAATAAGAATATCATAATGCAACTAACATCTAGAAACTATATTGAATAACTATCTATATAAAGCAGTAATAACAATATGATACCATTGTATTATAGTAATATCTATTATAACAATCCTAACAAACTCATACAACGCTTATATATTAACACTTATAATTGCATTACTAACAACGTTATAACCTAACATAAAGACTATATAAGGCATAACTTATTAATAACTAACAATGCAATATTATATAAGTGTCTAATATATATTAACTGGAATGAATACATATTATAAGTAAGTAACTAATATATCAGGATCAATTATAAAACCATTTTAGAACTCTTATGCATCAACATAGTAAACTACTATACAATACAATAGAACTTATAGCAATACTATATAATGAAACTATATATCTATAATCTATACTAACATATATAAGAACTACAAATGATATAAGTATAGAATAAGATTATATAACCAACTAACTATATAACAATACAATTGCATAACTAAAGTAGTATAACGTCATATAAACTCTAATAGCTATATTATATTGGAACTAATAGAGTATTAATATAATTATATTATAAAACCAGTTTAACGGCTTATATAATCCATTAGAGCTATTATAAAAGATAATACAAATAAACTATATAAATGTAACTATAATAAATATTAAATAAGTTCAAAAATATATTTTAAATAAATTAAGAAAACTATAAAAAAGGTATTGACGATATAAACAAATTAATATATAATAATAGATGTAGACAAGATATAAGTTAACCACTTGTAAAAAATAATCTCTCAAGTGTGTAAGAGTTACATAGCAGTTTTAGGCTTTCTTAAACAAAAAAGCTATAGTTTTTAGAATAACGGTTTTAACTGAAAAAACCATTTCTGGACAGGAGACCAGAATAAGCTATCCTACTAGACCGAACAAAAATGAGTTATATGAGGTGAGTCCGAGACGTGAACTTATATAGTCTAGTATAAAATAAAACAAGCGTGTCAAGGGTATTAGATACGAATGCCAGTTAAGATAGTGGTTAGAAACTTAACAATAATACCAAACTTAAAACAAATTAACATGAAGTAAAAGAGGTTATATGGTATGAGTATGGCAAAATACTGTAAAGATAATAACATGACTAAAGAAGAGTATAAGAACTTTAATAACAATATTGAATCAACTGCAAGAGCTATAAGAAACCAATTAACTTATAATGGTGGAATCTATTATAATGTTAGTGAGTTGTTTAACTGGAATGTTAATGAGGATATAAAGTATTTTATAATACAAGAATTAAAAGAATTGGACATTGAATTCTTTAATGATAATACTTTATATAGAGTATGTGAATAGTATATAATTAAAACAAATTAAAAGAACTAAAAATAAATAGCTTGACTTCAATATCCATATAGTATAATATAAGAGATAAGAAGTACATAAACAAATTAACGGAATGAAAGGAAGTTTTTAAAATGAATAAAAAAGAATTAATTAGCAAAATCCAAAAAGGTGATAATGTTTTAATAGACTATACAAAAGAACTTTTAAAATTTGAAGATGAAGAAGATTTACAAGAAGACGAAACTAAGAAATTAGCTTTAGTGTTAGAAGTTAATGAAGATAAAATCAAATTTCAAGATTCAAGTAGTCCATATCCATTTGAAATGACTGTAAAATATTTATTAAATAGTGAATTAAAACTAGAAGTAATAGAAAATATAAAATAAAGCTACCTACTAGTTTTAGAGGTTAAGGCAGTTGAAAGGAATTGATTAAGATGATTAATGAATCAATTAAAAATCAAATTAAGAAAGTATTAAACAGAGCTGAAAATAAGGGGTATGACTTAAATAAAATCACTTACAAAATTAATTCTATAGGCAATATAATTATGACTATACCACGTATATATCATAAAGGTGTGATGAATTTTACTATATTTAAGGATGGTTCAATAGCAGGTGGTTTTTTCAATGAAACTGACTTAAAACCAATTGAAATTAAATTTTAATCAGCTAAATAATTAAAAATCTATTTAATATAAATAAATATAGTACAATCCACTTTAAGTGGTTAATATAGATAAAGAGTTATAGCTTCAAAAAATATTGGAGTTGTAACTCTTAAAGTAATATTATTAATAAATTAATAGAATAAAAGGAGAATGAAAAATGATAAAAATTAAAGAATTCAACAATATTAAAATGACTCAACTAACAAGTATATTACATATAGTTAGTGAATTAAAGAAAGGAAAATATATTATATTTGCTGACAAAATGCCTTTACAATATGGAGTAGATATATTGACACAAGATATTTTATACTATGATAAGAAGAATAAAAGATTCAGATTCATGTTAGCACAAAATTGGACATTAGACAAATTAGTAATATATCCAGTTAGATCAATGATATCTAAGGATGGATTATTAGATTATAAGA